TCACGCGGCGGGCCGCAGATCCTCGTCCGGACCGCTCTTCTCGGCGCCCCTCTTGGCCTCCGGGCCGGCCGTGGTCTGGTCCTTCGGCTGGGTTCGCTTGCCCTTTCCGGTGCCTTTCTTCCGCGTGCGTGGCACGACCGCGATCGTGGACTCCGCCTCGGCTGTCAAGAGCTGCGGCAGGACGCTCGTGTAGGTGTCCGAAGTGATCTGGCGGGAACTGTGGCCCAGCCGCTCCTGAACGACCTTGATGTCTGCCTTTCCGAGCAGCGCCAGCGTTGCCGAGAGGTGCCGGGTGTCATGCAGCCGGATCGGGGGAAGCCCCGACAGCTCCACAAGCCGGGTGAACCGACGACTGATCCAGTCGGGATGCAGGGGCTCGCCGTTCTCGTGGGTCCAGACCCGGTTGGTCTCCACCCACGCCTTCTCGCCAGACCACCGCTCCCGCTCCTTGGCCTGAGTGGCCTGCCACTCCTTCCACAGCTCGCGAGACTGAGAGTCGAGAGTGACAGTGCGTACACTGTCCTGCTTCGGGGCTTCGTCGTACTGCCGGTAGGCGATCTCGACGATCTGTGCGGAGATACGGAACCATGATCCAGTCAGGCTGACCTCCGGCCAGGGCAGGGCGCACATCTCGCCGCGACGAGGACCGCGGAAGATGAACGCGTGCCACATGGCGCAGAGTCGGTCGTCGCTCACGAAGTCGAGGAACTCGCCGGTCTGCTCCGGTGTCCAGACCATGACGGGGCTGGGTTTCTTGCCCGTGCGCTTCCAGTCCTCGACCCGCTCCGGTGTCCAGACCAGTGCCTTCGGGCGCTTGACCGCTGGCAGTTCGACAAGCGCGGCCAAGTTGGCCGAGTACTCGCCACGCTTGATGCCGCTGCCGAAGAACGAGCTGAGCGTGGCGTTGATGCGGTGCATCGTCGCGGCACTGGTGATCTTCCGCTTGCCCTTGCGGCCTTCGCGAAGTGCGGCGTTGGCTTCGAGGTACAGCCGACGCGTGAGGCGACGCGCCGTCTTCTTCCCCGCGGTACGGATCCATGCTGTGTGGGCGGCGTCGCGGGCCTCCTGCAGCTCGACCACCTTGGCGTGGTGGAGCAGTCGTTCGGCGTTCTCCCGCTCAATCGCGTCGTACATGGCTTCGATGTGGCGTAGCTTGAGGTCCCGCCGCTTGATGTGGCCAAGGTGCGGTTCCAGGTACAGCGTGACGTGCTCCTCATACCCGTGCAGGGTCGTGCGGGCCAGGCTCTTCTTGCGCTTGAGCCAGTGCCGCAGGTCCTCGCCGACGGTGGCGTTGCTGAGCACATCCGTGCCACCGATGACGTTGCGATAGACCTCGGTGGCCTTGGTCTTCGCGTCGTCCTTCGTCGCGAAGCCTCCTCGCCGCACGCGCTGGCGCTTACCGCCCTCGCCTGCTTCAAGCTCGAAGTAGAAGTACCAGGTGCCGTGCCCCTTCTGCGTCAGCTTGGGGCAGCTCGCGCCCAGCATGCGCATCTTGGGCGAGCCGTCGTCGTTGAGTATCGGTTCCCCGGCGGCGTCGAGGGCCGGTGCCTTGCAAGCGCAGCGCCGGTAGTAGTTGGGGTTGAACACGTACGCATCCCCTTCGTTTGTGGATCTTCTGTGCCGGTCTTTGTTGACCGATGCCCTATCTTGCCCCAACACTCCAGTGTTGGCGTATCCTTATGGCATGTTGGCGCGGGGGAGAACGCGACAACGGGAATGACAACGAAAGACGCCTCTGTAGCTACGGACTCCGGGGTCAGACAGATGACCCTGGAAGAACTGCTCGCGCTGCCGCCGACCGTGAACGTCACGACGGCCGCGCGGGCGCTTGGGATCGGTGTGCATAAGGCTTACAGCTTGATCAAGATGGGGTCTTTCCCCGTGCAGACGCTCCCCCTGGGCGGCACGGTAAGAGTCCCCACAGCTGCGCTTTGGCGAGTACTTGGAGTGACGCCACCGGCGCGGTGATCTGAGAAGCCCTTGGCCCGTCGATCTCCCTGCGCCCAGCTTGAACTTAGTGCTGTGGCCTAGGATCGGGCGGCTACAGGGCGCACGAGACGGAACGGACCACCGCATGCCACGGCTCTTCGGTTTCGCCGACACATCGCGTCGTCGGCTACATGATGACGAGGTGGACCCGCTTCGCCAGATGGTTAGCCGCGCACTCGCTGGCCAGAGCAACGCGGATGTTGCTGTGTGGGCGAACGGCGAGGGCTACCGCGGCACGCTCGGCGGGGAGTGGAAGGACGCATCGGTAGGTCGCCTCTTCCGTAACCCGGCCATCGCCGGACTGCGCTACGACGAGAACGGCGAACTCGTTGATGCCGGTCACCCAGGGGCCATTGAGCGCGAAGAGTTCGAGGCGCTTCAGGAACGGGAGCAGAGCCGTAAGACGGCGGATGCGGACCCGCCGTACGACTACCTTTTGGTCGGCGGAGCGAGCACCTGCGGCAACTGCACGCACGTCCTCCAAGGCGCCCGCACCAATGCGGGAACACCCGGCTATCGCTGCCGCCCGAAAGACAAGGACGGACGTGGGGGTTGCGGCGAGGTCCGGATGGATGCCGAGCTGTTGGAGAACCACGTCGGTGAGTACGTTGTGGCGGAACTCCTCAAGCCCGGTGTCCGGGACCAGATCCTCAAGGCCCAGGCCGCTGTGCGTGAGCAGGTCGCGAAGATCAACCAGGAGATCAAGGACCTGGAGGTTCGCCGGACCGAGGCTGGGACGCTCTACGGCAAGCGCCAGATCAGCAGCGACTCGTTTGTGGCCGCTGACCGCGAGATCACGGCGAACCTCAAGGCTGCCCGTTCACGTCTCCGGTACGCGGAGCAGATGGCGAACTTCTCGCTGGGCAGCGCCAAGGATCTGGTGAGGTGGTGGAACACCGCGCCGACAGCGTCCAAGAAGGCCATCGTCACGTTGCTCTTGGAGAACGTCGAGGTGTTCCCCGCAAGCGCCCGCGGTATTCGCACGGTCGAGCCTGGCCGTGTCGTCCTGCACTGGCGCACGCTGTCGAGCCTGTCAGGCGGCTGAGGCGGCCGCCTTGCGGGCGGCGAGCCGCTTGCCGACCGTCGCCATGGTCAATCCAGTGATCAGCGACATCACGGCGAGTCCGGCCAGGACCGGTGAGACGATCTCCTCGTCCCGCAGCGGCCACGGGTGACCCAGATAGTGGGTCACCAGGTATGAGCCCTTGCTCGCGGCGTAGGCCACTCCCAGGAGGGCCGCCGTCGCCGACATGGCGAGCCCGCGAGCCGACCACATGTGCCCACCTCGCCTGGCGGAGAGCGCCATGCCGGAGCAGAGAAAAGCGATTTCGCCGCAGGTGATCGCTACATAAGCGAGGTAGACCATGAGGTAGACGGTGACCCCTGGCGCCGCGGCGTACTCCGTCGTGAACTCGATGCTCTCGCCGGTGGTCTCGATGAATAGCGGCAGCATCGCGGCCAGGACGCAGACCGCGAAGGCGATGCGCGCGTACAGGCTGGCCTTCAAGACGTCCTGGTTGTAGGACCAGTCCACCAGCATGAGTTGAAGGCTGCCGCACCACAGGACCGCGCAGATGTGTGCCCCAAGCTTGGCCGCGTTGTTCATGCCGGTCGCGGACTCGAAGAAGTCTTCGATCGGTGGCACAGCGAGGAGGACGCCCAGGGTGCAGACGCCGAAGGCCACGGTCCGGGCGAATCGGGCGATGTGGTATTCGTTCCGGATGCGCTGACGCCAGGCTTCGCGAGCGGAGAGAACGGTGCCTGCTAAGCCGAACAGCGCGCACAGGCCAAAGACGATGCCGTCCATTTTGGTTCAGGTTCCTTCCAGATCAGCGACGGCCCGTTCGGCAGCTTCTGTGAAGCTGAGGCGCCTCCGCCGGCCCGGCCGCGGTGGTTCGGCGGCAGGGGGAAGAGGCTCGGGGACTTCTGGGACGTTGAGATCGCTGTGTCCGTGTCGCAGACGGATCTCACGTGCGGCCTCCAGAAGTTCGGCAGCCCCGGCCTCGCCCAGGTCATGGACTAGCCGAAGTGCCTCGCGGGCGTCTTGGTGCTCCTCGTAGACCGACAGAGAGGTCAAACCGTTGTAACCAGGCAGTAGGTAAGCTGCCGGACATTCGAATGCACGTGCGAGTCCGAGGAGTTGCGAGACCTGGGGATTGGCCTTGGCGCCGTTCAGGAGGTCGTTGACCACCTGATGGGTCATTGCCGGTTTCCCCTCGGGTGTCTCGGCTGTGGCGGCAGCGATGGCGCGCGTACTCGGGGTCTTCCCGTCCGCTCCGCGCTTCCTGCCGAGCAGGACGGCGAGCTTGCTGGAGAGGGGGGTGTCCGGGCCGAGCGGCATGGTGCTGGTTACTCCTCGGTTGTGCGGCGGCGGTTCATGGGACAGCTTAATGTCTAGATTGGTTGACAATAGGTGAGGGGCGCAGCAAGATCTGTAACGGCAGTCGTAGAACGCGTACTCAGCATGCGGGCCGCCTCCTCTCTTTTGCTCTCGGGCTGCAAGATTGTGACCGGCAACCCTCACGCCTACCTGATGTGTGCCGCCAACGAGTCTGCGCGGGGATCTAACTCGGGGGTCGAACGCTGCAATGCGGGGAGGGTGCGAGTGGGGATCGAGCTGGAGCGAGTGCTGGCCCGGCTGGAGGAGTCCGATGGCACGGAAAACGTTGTCATGGACGAGAGGGTGGCGTACGAGGTGCTGGGGGCTCTGGCGGTCGTCGATCCGGAGCGGGTCGGCTGTCGGACCGAGTGCTTGAGCGGGGTCGCCGCAAGCTGATTATGGCGCCAGCCATCGAGTGCGGATCCCTGGAGGGTCCGCGCTCAAGCGTCTGACCTGCAAAAACATGTCGAAAATTGTGGACCCCCTCCTCTAATGCCTATAGAATAGAACCAGAAGGAAGGGGGAAGGAGAAGCCCCCCGCCGACCTCTTGGAGTCCGCAATGCACAAGTACGCCGCCCTGAAGATGCGCCAGATCCGCCGCAACCCGAACCAGCCCCGCAAGACCTTCAGCGAGGAGGCCCTTCAGGAGCTGGTCGACTCGATCAAGGAGCACGGCCTGCTCCAGCCGATCGTCGTCCGGAAGGTCGAGGAGGGCGGATACGAGCTGGTCGCCGGCGAGCGCCGCTTCCGCGCCAACGAGCTGGCGGGCAACATCACCATCGAGACCAAGATCCTGCTGCCCGAGGCTGACGCTGAGATCAGCGACATGGAGTCCTTCAAGAAGGCGATGGCCGAGAACCTGAACCGCGAGGACATGCTCCCGCTGGAGGAGGCTCGCGGCTTCAAGAAGGTGCTGGACGAGGAGGAGGACGCCACGGTCGCCAGCGTGGCGAAGACCTTCTCCAAGTCGATTCAGTACGTCAACCAGCGCCTGGCCCTGCTCGCCCTCCGCCCGGAGATCCAGACGGCTGTCGACCTCGGACACATCGGCACCCAGGCCGCCGTGCAGATCGCCGCTCTCTCGCGCGACAACCAGAAGGCGGTCTTCGAGGACTGGAAGAAGGGCAACAAGAGCGACAACCAGCTCGTCCACATCGCCTACGCCATGCGCAAGCAGGAGACGGCGGCCAAGCAGGACTCCATGGTTGACGTCGAGGAGATCACCCCCGAGGAGAAGGCCGAGCGCAGTCGGACACAGGCCAAGACCAAGAGCGACCTCGACGAGATCGAGCGGATGTGCGAGCTGCTGGACAACATCGGCAAGGCGGACCCGATGGAGCTGGCCCGCGCCCTGGAAGGCCAGGTCGGCAAGCGGCTGGAGCAGATGGACCGGGTCGCCAACTTCGTCCAGAAGGCGCGCTTCCAGCTCCGTCAGGCGAAGGCGCACGCCGACGCCAGCGAGATCATGGTTAACCCCGACGCGGCGGCGCCCGACCTGGTCGCGGAGGCCGACGCCGCGCTCGCCCAGCTGGAGCCCAAGGCCGACGCCGCTCCGCAGGCGGAGACGGGGCCCGTTACCGCGCCGCAGGACGAGGCCGCCCCGGAGCCCGAGAACACGCCCGCCGCCGACATGGAGTCGGAGAACGAGGCCGACGCGGAGGAGGGCGACACCCAGCCCAAGCCGGTTGTCGCGGCCTGACCCAGCCGACCCCGGGGCGGCCCCCAGTGGGCCGCCCCCTATCTCTGCGGAGACATGCAGTGAGGAACCCCATCCACGCCATGCGGAACATCAACCGCAACCTGTTCCAGGTGCCAGCCTCGGCTGACGCACTTGAGGAGTACGACTCCGATGCAGCCGAACTCGTCCGCGCGGCCGCGCAGCACCTGTACAAGGCGCGGCGTGACCACGACCAGGCGGCCCTGGACGAGGCCAGCAACCTGACCATCCACGCAGCCGCCCATCTCTTGAACCAGGCCGGCGGATCGGTCTACGTGCGCTTCCCCATCATGCTCACGGCCCGCCTGGTCGAACTCGAAGCGGCGCTGCTCGCCACGACGGCCAACGAGTAGGGAGACGACTATGCAGATAGATCCCGACACCCTCGACGTGATCCGGGCAGCCACGGTCGACGGCTCGGCGCTCCGCCTCCCCGGCCAGCTCGACCCGAAGCTGTACAAGCGGGTTGACCTCGCCCTGAGCGTCGTGGGCGGCAAATGGCACCGCTATAAGCGCGCTCACATCTTCCCCATCGCCGCAGCCGACGCCATCGCTGAACTGCTCGCCACCGGCGAAGTGATCACGGACGGCGACCGCGGGTACTACCCCACCCCTGAACCCGTGGTCGAACAGCTCCTGGAGCTGGCCGACCTCGAACCCGGCTGCGAGGTACTGGAGCCCTCGGCCGGACGCGGCGCCATCGCTGAGCCTGCCGCCGCTCGCGGCGCCATTGTCGACTGCATCGAACTCGACCAAGGGCGCGCCGAACACATTCGCGCCGGTGGATACGCACGCAGTGTCACCAATGCCGACTTCCTCAGCATGAAGGTGGAGCGCCGCTACCAGCGCGTCATCATGAACCCGCCGTTCGCCGACCGGCAGGACATCCGGCACGTCGAGCGGGCGCTGCGTTTCGTTCAGCCCGGCGGTCTGGTCGTCGCGGTCATGTTCGGCAGCTTGTCCTTCCGTACTGACCGTCTGACTAAGGACTTCCAGGCGCGCGTGCGGGAGGCACGAGGCATCATCATGGCCCTGCCGGACAACGCCTTCCCAGTCGTGGGCGTGCGTACCGTCATCGCGGTCATCCCCGTCCGCGAAGCGCCACCAGCCCCACGCGTGCACCTGTCGGCCCCGCGCCCCGAGCACTTCACGGAGCGACCACGCGCCGTGCAGCAGGACTTGTTCATCACCGACGGGCCGACCGGCCATAGGACAGCCGCCCTCGACGGGTTCGGCTACGGGGCGGCTCCGGACGGGGGAGCCAGTCAGCAGCCTAAGTAGATCCCAACACAGGACAGTGATACGGTCTATCTCGTTGGCGGGTACGGCCACAGCCGAGGAACCGGCTCACCAACACGCCGTGGCATGCGGCATCCCCTTCGGTGCCTGGCGGGTGGCCAATCCCCCGCGCCCTACCCGCCAGGCATCGGCTCCGCGCCGAAGCGAAGCCGCCAGGACCGCAGCACGACGAACGCCATCGGACCCGCCCCCGCCCACGCCGGGGCGGGTCCCTTGCGATCCGGAGCGACATGAGCGCAGAGGACTTCAACGGAGACCCCGAAGACCGCGAGTTGTACTTGCGTCTGCTCATCGAAAGGGACGGCCCGTCGGACAGGGCGATCGATGAGCGAGACCCCGGCCGACAGGTCCGGAAGGCCCCAGACCGTGATGCGGCGCGGCGAAGCGCGGAACTCGAAGCAGCTAACTCAACCAGTCGACGACGGAGGACAGTGGGATGAATGAGGGCCAGGCGCCCGAGCCAGCCAAGCACCGTAAGCCGCCTGTTCCAGGAGCCGAGTGGTGCACAGCCTGTGAGTCCTGGTGTCTGCCGCCGAGCATCTGTGGCTGCAACAACAGGTGAGCGTCAGACGCCGTCGCCACTTGGTGCGCCAATGCGACCGGTGAGCGGGGCGACATCGGCCCGCTCACCTCCAAGGCCAAGCGGGTGGTCAAGGAATGGACTGAACGGCCCGCGGTCGTTGCGGCTGACTAGGTTCCATCAGGCAACGGGAGGTGCTGTGCCTGCCTTCCTGGTTCCCTGAGTCGCCGGTCCCTGTTTGAGGGAAATGGCGAGCAGACCAGCCATCGCCCTGACGTAGTTTATGTCGCTCTTTTGCAACACGTCCGGTTCGGTGGAGTCAACAGTGAGCATTCCGAGCAGCTTAGATTTGGTTGCGATAGGAACCGATATAAAAGCGTGGTAATTGCCAAACTTGGGTAGCGGCGCGTCACCGGTGTCATCCTTCGATATTAGATACCGCTCTCCCCGTTCCAGTCGATCAAAGACGTAATCTCCTTCCTCTGTGCCCTTGGCGAAGCGATGGCGCGGTTCACTAGCACGGCCGGCGATCGCGTCGGAAATTAGCTCGCCAGGTGAATCAAGTTTGAAGTAGCATGCACGCAAGCATCTCTTCGCCCCGCCCTTAAGAGTGTGACTGAGGCTTGATACAAGGCCCTGCAAAATTATGGTCTTCGCTGCCCCGATGTGTGCAGCCCTACCCTTTAGGGGTTCATCGAGGGCTGCTTCCAGCTCACGCACCCATGGGACTAGTGTCTGCTGGACGGTTACGTTGAAATCGGCCTCTATAGCTCTGGCTTTCGCTTCTTCCTGCCTGGCCTCATCGGCGGCCCGAAGGGCTTCCTTGTGCGCGGCTGCGTTCTCAATTCGACCAGCAGCCCAGTTCAGGGCGTAACAAACAGCAGCCAGGCTTGCCAGTGCGAACTTCCATGATCCGCTCACCAGCGTCGCGATTATGCCTAGTGGCCAGAACGCCAAACCGCTCGATATGCTAGCGAATTTAACTGCCCGCTTCGGTGCCTTCGTCAAGGCGTCGAGGAGCTTCTTGCGCAAATCACGCCAAGCCATCGATCCCCCTTCAGTGTCCTAGGGGTACCACATGTCTCACACCTCACGCTCCTCTGGGAGATGCTGGCCCGCAAGTCGAGAATGCTTGAGTGCTGGTCGGCAGGGAGATCAACTACCCTGAGCGATGTAGGGCGCGGGGAAACGACCTAGACAAAGGACGTCTCGTGCCCCCGACGCTGATCCCCGAACAGCTCCTGCCGCTCGCCGTCCCCATCGGGGACCTCGCGCCGTACCACCGCAACCCCCGCACCGGCGACATCCCATCCATCGCCGAGTCGTTGACCGCCAACGGCCAATACCGACCCGTCGTTGTCAACAAGGGCACGCACACCGGCCGCCCCAACGAGATCCTGGCAGGCAATCACACCGTCGCCGCCGCCCAGCAGCTCGGCTGGGAACAGATCGCGGCCACCTGGGTCGATGTCGATGACGACGCCGCGGCCCGCATAGTCATCGTCGACAACCGGACCAACGACCTCGCCGGATACGACACCGCGCTCCTGGCTGAAGTCCTCTCCGAGATCCCCGACCTCACGGGCACCGGTTACGACCGCGAGAGCGTTGACCGGCTGCTTGACGACACCTCGCTCCCCGAGTCGCTGGAACTCACCTCCGACGGCGCGGGGACCGGCGCCGTCGCCGCAGTCGACTTCCTCCAGTGGGGCTACCTCCAGTGGGAGTCCAAGCGCGTACGGATCACTTCCGAAGAGGTCGAAGCCCTCAACGCCATCTACACCAAGTTCGTCGACGACACCAACAGCGACCTCGGCTTCGGCTGGCACGTGCTCCAGCAGGCGTACCAGGAGGGCGAACTCGCATGAGCGGCGCACCCACCACAACGTTCCACGAGGCATACCCGCTCGACCAACTGCGCCCCGCCGACTACAACCCGCGCCGCCTCAGCGAGACGGCATTCGTCCGGCTACAGGCATCGCTGCGCCGTCATGGCGTCGTCAAACCGGTCATCCTCAACGCTGATGGCACATTGGTCGCAGGGCACCAGCGGACCAAGGGCCTCAAGGCCATCGGCCTGACCCACACCCCCGCGGTCATGCTCGGCACGAAGGTCCGTCTCCAGGACGAGATCCAGTTCAACCTGCTCCACAACCGGGTCGAGACCGAGGCCAGTATCGTCTACGCGGAACCCGGTGAGATCGGCTCCTGGTCCTGGATCCCTTGGCAGTCCATCCGCGTCGCCGAACGCAAGAACCTCTCCTTCGTCAACGCCATCGCCCACATGACCGCCGGCCACGGCCCCTGGGGCAGCGTCGTCATCGACGACCAAGGCCGCATCGTCCTCAACGCCGAATACGCCGTCGTCGCCTCGATCTCGCGTTTCAACCTCCTCGCCTGGACCGTGCCCTCAGCCGACGCCGCTCAGCTCCACGCCGACCTCACCGGCGAATATGGCGTATACGACTGGACCGCCATCGAGGGCAAGGCCCCTGTGTGGAACCAGCACATCGTCCAGCCCAAGCGACTCCGGCAGTTCTCCTCCAAGGCCAAGGCGGGGAAGCTCGCCTACGGCTCCGAAACCTGGGACCAACTCGTCACCCCCTGGCTCAAGCCCACACACCGCGTCGTGGACTTCGGCGCCGGATACGGCGACTACGCAAAGCACCTGCGCGCCAAGGGCTTCAACATCCGCGATTACGAGCCCTATCGCTGTCGGGACGGCTCGTACGCCGTAGACATCCGTGCCGTGGTCGGCATGATCCGCGACATCGACAAGGACATTCAGGCTCACGGCCTCTACGACGTTGTCGTACTGGACTCCGTCATCAATGCCACGACCTCCCTCGACTACCAGCACTGGGTAATGACCACCGTCAACGCCCTGTGCGCGGCCGACGGCGTGGTGTGCCTCGGCACGCGCAACCTCGCTCGCGAACTCCGCGACGAACAAGCCAAGCGCGTCACCTCAAAGACGGCAACTACGAAGATGAGCTTCCTCGATGAGGACAACGTCGAGATGAACTTCGTCAAGGGGAAGTGGCAGAAACTCCGATTCCACACGCCCGAGACGCTGGAGCCGCTACTCCGCCGCTACTTCAAGGACGTGCAGGTCAGCGACCTCAGCGGGTCCAACCTGAAGGCTACTTGCCGCCACCCCATCGCCCTTCCCAAGGAGGAATACGAGAAGGCATTTGAGGAGGAATTCAACATGCCTTACCCGAATGGCTTCCGCCATGACAGGCATCTGGAATTGGTTGGAAATTTGATAAAATTGACATTAGGGAGAAATGAATCTCTCTCCAGTTAAGCAACTCAATTGGGGAGCGCATGGCGCAGCGAATACGGATCGAAATTGAATCGCGAAGTCGATACCACATCATGTGGCTGGCAGGCGTGCGGCACGTCGCACTCGATCAGCACTGCCTGCGCAGCTTCGGTCAGCCCGACCGTCCGCGGGTGGACGTGCGCCACCGGCACCAGACCATCGAACTGCCGCAGTACAATCCGCCGCTGGCCTGGTACCTGTGCGCTCTGCCCAACCCCTGGAACTGGAGTCAGAACGCCCACCTGGCCTTCGAAGGCGCCCCCGGAGAACAGTGGACCGGACCCGCCCTCGTGCCGGGTCTGTTTGTGCACCTGGACAACGCGCGTCCGATCACAGGATGGGGCGAGCACACCATCCCGGCGAGCGAACCACGCCGGAAGTCCTACCGCTTCCGAACCTGCCGGAACTACCAGTTCGCCTGGTGGCTACGCACCGAGCGCAACGCACCGGACGCCCCGCCCGAGTCCGTATTACGGAAGAGGACTGGCGAGGGTGAACAGATGTCCTTGCTGTAGGTGTCACCGGGGTCGGTGACCTGACCGCCGACCCCGGACACGCCCTACCTATTCTGTGCGGCGGTTCTCTGTCGAGGGGAGTGTGCTGTCGTCAGTCAGCAGCCGGAGGACGCTATGCCTGATTCGGGCACGAATGCGGCGCCGAAATTGGCGGATAAGCGTCCCGACCTTTGTGCGGGAGATGCGAAAAACTCTGGTCCACCACCAGATAGCCGGAACGACCAAGACCAAGAGGATCAAGGCTACGACAAACCGCATGACTTCCGTGTGGGAAAACATGGCTCCTGCCTGGTTGAGAGGGCGTTCACCTGCCCTCGTCGACTCAGGCAGTAAGAACACCGAAAGCTGATGTGGTCCGAGACGCGATGAGAGATCCCGGTGCGCGGGGAACCAGGGGAGCAGCGAATCGAATCACGCCACACGGTGACATGGCGTGGCGGGGTGGCGGAGCAGCAGTATCGAAGTTTCGAACTCCGAGGAGAAGGTCAAGAGCTCGCAGCAGTCGCAGAACCGGACGCTCAATTGCCTGGAGCAGGCGCCCAAGAACCTCGACAAGATCCGACGCACCCAGGCCCAGTCTCCGCTGGATGGCGCCCAGGTTGCTATCACCCAAGATCAGCGACGAGGTGATTGCGGGGAGCGAGTTGTCCTTTTCCGAAGTCGACAGTAGATCGACAGAGTTACCTAGTCCGGCCAACTTCTCCTGGAACCCGCGGACCTGCTTCTGCGCATCGTGAAGAGCCGCCAACTGCCTGAACATGGCACTTGCTGTGCCACGGATAGGCGCTACGACTAGGAAGCGGTTGCACCGGCCCCGTCGGCTAAACAGTTCTGCGACCGCCAGACTTGCATGAGTCTTGCCTGCCCCTAGAGGCGTTTCGATCACCAACGGGCTGTCGAGCCGGTATAGGTCCATGCCGTGGGACACAGAGGCAGTCTGCAGCACGAGTTCGCGGCTCGGCTTTCGAACTCCCTCATGGTCCACGCCTGGAAGGATAGACGTTCCCACGGGGCAAGGTTGGACGATCGACCTACTCGTGCCGGGAGGCGCGGCTGCGGACTGCCGACACCATGCGCAATCATAAGCATGGGCGTGGGGGCGCACCCGAGCTGTGAAGGACTCCCGCCGTGGGACGCCCCGACAAGGCCGCGCGTGCGGCCATCGCGCGCCGCCGCTCGGACGCCATCGACCTACGCCTCGCCGGCGTGGACTGGCTGACGATCGCCCGCAAGCTCGCCGCCGACCCAACCGCCAACTCCGACGGCATCGCCTACCCCCAGGGGTACGGCATAGAGCGGTACCGCAAGAACCAGGCTCCGCCCGCCGACGAGGCGCTGATCCACGCCGCCTGCCGAGACGTTCGCACCGCGCTCGCCGACCGCCGCGCCGAGCTGAACGACGATGTGGACGAGCTGCGTGCGCTGGAGGCCGACCGTCTCGACCGGCTCTTTTTCGTCGCCTACAAGAAGGCCGTCCGCGACCAAGACCTGGCCGCCATCGACCGGACCCTCCGCATCATGGAGCGTCGCGCACGCCTTCTCGGCCTCGACATGCCCGTCCGCACGGAGCTGTCGGGCCCGGACGGCGGAGCAGTCCAGATCGAAAGCGCGACTACCGACGAACTCGACGCCTTGATCACGCTCACCGATCCGGACGCCGAATGAGGACGCGCGACCAAGCGAGCGTCATCACCCGCTACAGGACGCTCCCAACCGCTCAGCGCCGAGCCATCGCCCGGGCCGCGTCCCCCACACTGCGCGCCGAGCTTGCCCGAGCCGAACGCCAACTGGCCATGGACCGCTCTCCAGGTGCGCTGGCCGCCGTCCTCACCGGAGGGCGGGAGATGCAGGCGCCGCACCTGGATCTCATCGACCAGGCATTCATAGACATGGCCGAAGGCCGATGCGACCGAGTCATGCTCACCATGCCTCCGCGGCACGGCAAGAGCCGACGCGCCTCCCGCTGGGCCCCGCTCTGGTACCTCCGGCGCAACCCCGGGCACCGCATGATGATCGCCAGTTACTCCGCCGACTTGGCCGACGACCATGGTCGGTGGATCAGGGATGCCATCTACACATGGGGCGACGACCTCGGTATCCAGCTCAAGACCGGCTCGCAGGCGGCCAACCGGTTCGACATCGTTGGGGGCGAAGGCGGTCTGCTCGCAGCCGGCATCGGCGGTGGCCTCACCGGGCGCGGCGCCCACATCGCGATCGTGGATGACCCGGTCAAGGACATGGCCGACGCGGACTCACCCACCATGCGCAAACGGGCCTGGGACTGGTGGACCTCCGTACTGCAGACCCGACTCGAACCGACCGGCGCCATCTGCCTGATCCAAACTCGGTGGCACGAAGACGACCTCGCCGGGCGCATCCTCGCCACCGAACGGGACGCCTGGCGCGTCATCGACCTGCCGGCTCTGGCCGACAGCCCCGACGACCCACTCGGCCGGGCACCAGGTGAGCCGCTGTGGCCAGAACGATTCGACGCTGCCCACCACGCCCGAACCCGCAGGCGAGTCGGCGAGCGAGTATGGGGCGCCCTCTACATGCAGAAGCCACGCCCGCCCGAGGGCGGAGTGTGGAAGCGCGAGTGGATCGACACCGCCAGGATCAACGCCGTCCAGTTCTCCGGCCTCGACATGGCGCGCATCGTAGTGGCTGTGGATCCCGCTGGCGGAGAGTCCACGGTTGGCGACGAGACAGGCGTCATCGGAGTCGGCCGGGACTTCGGTCGACAGCTCTACGTCCTCGCCGACCGGTCTGGCTCCATGGGCGCCAACGACTGGGGCTTGGCCGCGTGCCGCCTCGCGCTGGCACTCAAGGCGGACGCGATCGTGGTCGAGAAGAACTACGGCGGAGACATGGCCAGACAGGTGGTCACCCAGGCATGGGAGCAGCTACGTCGCGAAGGAGCGACCAAGGGCCTGCTCATGCCGATGATCCTGGAAGTCACCGCCAAGGTCGGCAAACGCCTGCGCGCCGCTCCCGTAGCCCAGCTCTACGAACAGCAGCTCGTCCACCACGTCGGCGAGTACCCCGAGCTGGAAGACCAGATGGTCACCTGGGTCGAAGGCATGGACAGCCCGGATCGCATGGACGCCGCGGTGCATGGTCTGACAGAGCTGGCCGACCCCGACCAGCTCGACACCCTGCCCAGTGACATCGACGACGACCGCTTCGACGGCCGCCGATGACTCTCTCACTCCATCTCGGAGAATATTTTCGAGACAGGTAGATAGCAATGGCCCGTCCGGCTGGCGTGCTTCCTCTTGTGGGCGATCAGGTCGTCTAGCCGCATGCGTCGTTCGAGCACAGCCATGAAGTCGTTACCATCCATCGTGATGAACGGAGTGCTGTAGCTGTACACCTCCAGCGCGTCGGAGGTGAAACCGCTCATGCTGATGTATAGGCCGAGGGTGTTTTTCCCTTTGCGCTCGATGTTGGCCTTAAAGACGTCCAGCAGTGGCCGACCAATGGCTTTCTTCCACCACTTGGCCTCCAGTACATAGTGATCGGTATCGAACATGAAAGCGCCGTCGATCTGCTCATGCTCCAGGATGTATGCCGCCTGGGGCTCCAGGTCATAGAGACCGAACAGCTTGTTGATGAAACCTTCGAAGTCGGTACCGCGTTTGTGGGCGTCGGTAGCCGCGTGCATCTCGAAGAAGCGTTGCTTCAAGGCTTCATGGTCGCTGCTGAATAGTTGAGCCTCCTTGGCCCTCTCAAGGTTCTCTGCCATGGTGGCGGCGTGTGCTTCCTGCTCTTGGACGACCTCGCGTTGCTTCTCCGTCCAGTGCTTCAATCCTTCAACTGCAGCTTCAGCTCGGGCGACCATGCCCACCCGATCTTCTTGCTGTTCGAGGTTCGGGAACTTCTTCATGTCGGCAATGTCGAGCATCAGGCGGATAGTCAAGTCGCGGTAGCGGGCTTCATTTGCTCGCAGGAGGTCGACCAGATGGCCGGAAGTCTCGCGCTTCGTCATCCCGAAGTCGAGCCGCGCCAATAGCTCGCTGTGGTCCTGCAACATCCCTCGGAGGTACCGCTGAAAGGGCGGTTTATTCCAGAAGATGACCGTCAACGCGTCGGCCAGGGCGATGTAGGCACTCGGGTTGATCGTCTTACTACGGGCGTTGGATTGTGGCATCGTCCCCCACCTCCGCTGACCTTCATGCACACACAGTCGTGATCTCAACACGATAGCGTGATGTTGCCCGTTGGGGTGCATCTGCACACGTCTTGATCCCCCCCCACCACCTCGTGTGGCGAGGGTTCCCGCCGACCGCGTTGCCGCCGATCAGAGCTCAGTCATGGGCAGTCGGTGGCCCAAGCCCATGTCTGTTCAGCCCGAAAACGGCCCCAAGAGAAAACGGTCTTGGCTCCTCGGTAGCCTCCGCCTGCTGCTAGCCTCGCAGCCATGGGGAGCAGGGGGAGTTGGGCAGGAATCCTGTGCACCGCAGCACTCGCGGCCACATGCCTCATGGGCTGTTCCTCCGGGATCAAAGAGCCGACGACAGCCGACCAGCGGGCCGGGCATCTAGAGCGCGTGCGCGAGACATACCGGCTCGGGCGCAGCGAGGCGCTGGCCTTACAGCGGCAGAAGATCGCCAACGGCACGGCGCCGGCCTACTCCAGCCCGAACGAGCAGGAGTGCGCCGACCGGTGGGACCAACTCGGCGAGCGCCAGCAGAGTGCAGGCGACCGCGGGGGCTTCTTGTCCGCGTGCTCCTCTTTCCCCGCGCCGGGACTGCCCGGATACGACGAGGCAGTGGCCGAGGCCAGGGGAAGCGCGCCGACGCCGTAATCTGCTCTTGGGGCGCGGGCTGACTCTCTGGGTACGGGGTCAGCAACATCGTCAACGACCCCCTCGGCGGCTGCCAGCCATCGCCTCACATGCTGCCTCTCAAGACGGTTGCGTAAGGGAAATTCCCCGGCAATGTCTGTCCAACACTGCGATCCTCGTAGCCGATGTGCCGTCATTCCAGGGAGAGAGCAGCCGTGTTCGATGAGGAACAGCTCAAAGGCGACGGGCTGAACCATAGCTTCTGTGCGATGCAGGCTTACCTTGGCGCGGAGACTGACCTGTTCAGTTTGCATGCAGGCATATCTGCTGAGCGGCTCGCCAAAGCATGCCTCGTGCGCCGCAGCCCTGCTCTTCTTGTGGAGCTGCAGTCCAACGCGTTCAACTCGCTCGCCACCCTTCTAGGGATAGCCGTCGTGGAGCCTCCAGGGCGGCGGGCCAAGATGAGAACGGTCGGCTTGCAAGTGGCGTTTGCCCGTCTCCAAGCTCTCGGCGTGCAAATCGATGTCTCTAAAGAGGGGTTGGAAAACTTCATTGAGGCGCGCAACTGGGCAACCCATGGTGGTCCTGGATCCTTCGACCTCGAAGAGACCGCAGCGGACTTCGTGAAAATCGTTGACTCCCTGCTCGATGATCTGCACTTTGATCGCTACTCCTTCTGGAACGTCCATCTAGCTCAAGCAGACCGACTTAAAGATGGCGCGGAACAGCGGCACCGGGAGCGCGTTCGAAAACTCCTGTCGGAGGCTGCTGCACGGTTTGAATCACTGAGTGAAACTGAGCGCGATAACTTGCAGACCAGGGCTGCGCTCCTCATGTTCGCGGAGCCCAATCACGTTAGGTTCGATTGCCCTTCTTGTGGAAATCCGGGTGTGCTCTCGGGCGAATATGGAAGTCTGCGTCCTCTGACAGACGAGAGTGAAGATGGAATCCAGTGGGCAATGCTGGAAGTGGAGGAATTTGAATGCTATTGCTGTGGGCTACGTTTAAACGGCAGGTCGGACATATATGCGGGTAACGTCCCCCCGACAGTGACCGTGCCTCATAACGAGGCCATGGCGCAGGTGTACAGATCAGACTCGGAGATCGAGAACTCGTAGACTGACTGTGATGCGGCGCGGGGTCGTTTGCCTGGAGGGGCTGTGGGCCTGCGCGAGCTGATCACCGACGTCTGGAGCTGGCTGGACTACAAGCCAGTCATGGCCGACCCACGCCGACCGGGCCGCAATGCTTGGGCAGAGTTGACCTCATCCTGGGTTCCTGACGAGGACCTGCGGCGCCTCGCCGCCTACCGCTTGCTGGCAGCGTACGACTCCAACCAGGCCGGCCAGGTCGCCGCGATCACCGGGGACGACGAAGCCGGAACCGAGCGGCGCGAACTCGGCGACGCCTCGAAGCTCGTCGACACCGCCCTCGGCTACCTCCTTGGCTCCGAGCAGACCATCACGGTCGCGGGAGCGGAGCACGCCGACGATGAACCGACGGACGAAGCCGCCATGGCGCTGGCGGTCCAGGACAAGCTGAGGGCGTGGGCGGAGAAGGAACTGCTGCCACTGCGCATCCAGCAGGCGGAGCGGACCGCGATCCTGCTGGGCGATGCGGTCTACAGCCTCGCCTGGGACCCGGCGAAGGGCCGAGTCCTGCTGCGCACATGGGACCCGGGCCTGTACTTCCCGGAGTGGCCGGAGGACGGCGAGCAAGACGGCGCTGAGTTCCCCATGCGTGTACACCTGGCCTGGGAACTGCCGGAGGACAAGCGCCGCGGGCTGAAGGCGAGGCTCCGGCGGGTCACTTACGAACTCGGGCCGATCGGTCCGGCCAGCCGACGCGGCACCGCCAAGAATGGCAGCGTCGTGCGCGAGTACATCTACGCCGACGACGGCGAACCGATCCTCGTCAAGGGCGATTCCCTTAGCGGAGAGACCGGTGTGATCACCCGAACCTACCCGTGGGCTCCGAACCGGCCGACCCCGTGGACGTGCTACCTCACTGACGCCGAATGGGAGTTGGACGACCTCAAGTACTCCGACTTCCTCTACGAACTGCCCATGCACAAGGCCACCTATCGAGTCCGATCGGACGGTGAGGTTCTCGATCGGCTTGACCTGATGGTGGACTTCATCCCGCTCGTCCACGTCACCAACTCCATCCCGTCCAGCGGTGAGCACTGGGGAAAGCCGACCGTTGCCACCGTCCTCCAGGCCCTGGACGAGCTGTCCGCCACCGACACCGACAGTTCCGGCGCCTCGGCCACCACCGGCTCGCCGATCATCGGCCTGGCCGGCGCTCGGCTGCCCATCGACCGGGCCACCGGCCAGCCTCTCCCGGTCAAGGTCCGGGCCGGGACGGTCTGGCAGCTCAACGACAACGGGCGCATGGATGTCCTGGACACCTCTACCCAGCTCGCCGAGTTGCGTGCCCGCGTTGACCACATCCTCGACCGCATCGCGGCGAACAGCCGTCTCACCGCCGCCGGCCTCGGCACCCTCGACCCCACCGCCCTGCCGTCGGGCTACGCTCTGCAACTTGCCTTGGGTCCGCTGGACTCGCTAGTCGCCGCTATGCGCCTGGCCCGAACCCACAAGTACGCCGTCCTGCTGCGCATGGTCCAGCGACTCCACCAAGCCGGACAGGCCGAAGGATGGCCCGCGGGGGAGTCCCTGCCCACACGTCTCATCTGGGGCCCGCACACCCCGACTGATCGCACCGCCGTCCTCGACGAGGTGGTTAAGGGCGTCGGCGCTGGAGTGCTGTCCGTGGAGACCGGCGTCCGCATGCTGATGGACGCTGGCTACCCAATAGACGACGCCCAGGAGGAGATCGAGAGAATCCAGAAGCGGGCCTTCGACGCAGCTGCCCGTCTTGCTGACGCAACTGGGGACAACGGGGCTGTCCGTGCATACCTCGGGCTGCCAGCAGCGGACTCGGAGCTCCCGAAGACGCCATTGATCCCCGCCGAAGCCCGCGACGAATGAGCTGAAACTCCAAGTCTCATAGGGGCGCGTAGCCGATAATCGTGCGCATGACGTCCCACCGTCGCTACCCCGGCATAGCTCAGTTCCCTCGACCAGTGCCTGTGGACGTGGAGGCGCTGGGCTTTTCCTCAGGAGTGACGATCGGAAGTCACCAGGCCACCATGACTCTGCCAGTCGTGGAGGGTGACGCCCGGCGCACCCCAGCCCCCGACTGGTTAGGGAGGCTGGACAGACTTGTGGCACCGCCTGGCGTGGCAGGCGAGCCGTTTCCCCAGGCGCTGCGGCGGGATTTCACAGATGTATGGGGGTTCCGCAGCACGCAGCGTATCTGCTACGTCGAGGCCGTGGCCATTGCGCCGATCCTCGGTCTTGAGGAAGACGAGCTGGCCGAGCCTGTTCGCGATCTCGGCAATCACTTCTTCAGGTGGTTCCGAATATTTCAGGAATGGGCCTGTGCCTGGAGTGGTGAGCCGATGCAGGACTTCGATCCCAACCGTCCTTCCGTGGTCCATGTTCTAGATGAGAAGGGGGTGATCACCAGCAACGGTCCGAGACAGCGTGGTGTGTACGTCTGGCCAGAGCCCCTCAACAAAGCCCAAGTTGCTGGTGCAATGAGGCGCGCTTCAGCTGGAGAGTGGTTGCCGCCTGAGCATCGCACGCTCCTCGATGCGGTCGAAGCCAAGGTTGGGGGAATGCCCCGCAAGGCAGTGATTGACGCGGCTACGGCAGTGGAGGTCGCGCTGGCTGGATATGTCACCCGCGAACTCACTAGCAAGGGCATCGACGCTTCCTTCATCGATGAAGTAATCAAGGGCGTCAATGGGTTAGTGAATCTGCACAGCCTCTGCACGGAACTCGACGCGAATCCGGGAGTGTCCAAGAATAAGCTGGGCGCGCAACTCGCCAACGTTAGGAACAGGGCTGCGCATGCCGGAATAGTTCCCACGCGGGACGAAGAGGTGGCCGCCATTGGCCATGCAGCAACGATCGTGCACGCCATTACACCTCTACCTGAGGCGTGATGGAGCCGTCCGCTCTGTTGTCCAACACCTCAGGTCGCCACCCGAAGTGAGCTGCCAGCCCGAGTTACGGCCCCATGAGGAAACGGCCCAGTCCGGCTGATCGCTACACTGATCACCGGCGCGGGGGCGCTGGAGACCTGTGGATGGTTCACACATGACGCGCCCCTCGCATCCCAATCCGCTTGCGCCGGTTGGGCACCGCCGTGACGGACGGCCGATCTACCCGATTCTCGGCGCCTCCTCGGAGGACGACTCCAACAAACCCGAAGGCGATGGCGGTACCCCCAATGGTTCCGTCACGCAGGAGGACCTGTCGCGCCTGCTGGCCCGTGAGAAGACGCAGGGCGGACGCGCGGCCGTCAAAAAGCTGCTCGGCGAACTCGGCTTCGACAACTCCGAGGCGCTGACCGAGTTCATCACCACCAAGCGCGACGCCGAGCAGGCCGCGCTGACGGAACTCCAACGGCGGGAGCAGGCCGCCGACGAGAAGCTGAGGTCAGCCGAGGCCCGCGAGGTGCAGGCCGCAGCCAAGGAACGCGTCGCCATCCGACGGGCCGCTCTGGCGGGACTCGGCGCTGCTGGTGACGACCTGGCCGACGCGGTGCTCCTCATCGACCGCGCGCTGGACGACCAGCCTGACGCCGACGAGGAAGCGGTCGCTGTGGCTGCCGAGCAGTTGAAGGAGCGGCGGCCGGAGCTGTTCGGTCAGAACCGCGAGGGCACACCGCCCGCCCCTGGCGGTTCTCCCGCCGGCGGCCCGCCGTCGCGCGGCGGTGTACCGCCCAAGCCCGGGGCGGCCGGACTGGAGATGGCCCGGCGTCGAGGATTCGTCACCGGCTGACCAGGCTCAACGACGTCATGGCGCACACCATGACCCCACCGGTGGGACAGCCGGACATGGGGACCACGCCCCTCACACCTCCCGTGGACGGTGCCACCGCCAGGTGAGTACGCGAATCCGATTCGCTTCACGTCCACGGGAGGACGGCTGTGACACTCCAGCCCATCACCACGTCGACGTCGTACACCGCCGACCGGGCCTGGCTCGCGGCGCTGCACGGCACCGACTCCACCGAGACCATCACGCTCGACATGTCGAAGCTGACCGCTGGCACGCACACTGCGGCCTCGACCGACACCACACAGCCGTACAGCCGGGTCCTGTCCGGTGTGCCTGTCGGCAAGATCGCCGCGAGCGGCTTGTACGGGGCCTTCGACCCGACGGCTTCCGACGGCCGCCAGAATCTCGCCGGTCACGTCTTCGCCGAGGTGCTGTTCGCACCGACCGCAACTAAGGTCCCCGCCGCTCTGCTGTGGCACGGGGTGATCGTCGCTGCGAGGGTCCCCGGCGGCATCGACGTCACGAAGATCACCCCGTCGGTGACCGGTCCCCAGATCCGGTACGTGTGAGAGGCGGCTGACGATGACCATTCAGGACCTGATCAAGAACGTCGCCGCCCGCGACCTCACGACGTTCGCGCGTGCCATCCCGTCGCAGAAGGACCACCTGCTCACCAGGGAAGGCGGGATCATCCCGACGCTGGAACAGGATGAGGTGAAGTGGCGGGTCAAGGACAACGGCCGGTACGTGAACGTCGCGAAGTACCGGGCGTTCGATGCCAGCGTGCCGTTCGCCTCCCGCGAGGCGTGGCAGACCACGCGTGAGGGCATGCTGCCACCCCTCGGGCAGAAGCTGCTCGTCGGCGAGCAGGAGCAGATCCTGTTGGAGGCGTCCCGCGGTGCGGACGAGGACCGGCTGATCGAGCTGCTGTACGACGACACCGAGCGGCACGTCGAGGCGATCCGCTCCCGAGTCGAACTCGCCTGGGGTGACGTCCTGGTCGACGGCAAGTTCTCCCTCGTGGCGGAGAACGGGCTGACCACCGAGGTCGACTGGGGCGTGCCGGCGGGCAACCTGCCGACCGCGCCGAAGCTGTGGTCGGATCCCACCTCCGACCCGATCAAGGACGAGCTGGCGTGGATCCAGTACCTGGATGATCGTGGCGCGCCGTTCCCCGACATGGTGGTCACCAGTCGTAAGGCGTTCAGCTTCCTCGCTGCCAACAACGCCTACCGCGCCGCCTACTACGGCTCGGTGAACCCCTCGAACACCCCGACCGCGACGCTCACCCCTCAGCAGATCAACGTGGTCCGCGACAACTACGGCCTGCCCTCCATCACCTTCTACAAGGGGCAGGTGCGGGTCGACGGCGTCCAGACCAAGGTGCTCCCGGAGGACCGGTGGATCATGTTGCCGCCGGACCGAACGAAGTGGGGTCAGACGATTTTCGGCGTGACGGCCGAGGGCCTGGCTCTGTCGCGCGGTACGAACCCGGAGATCACGAAGGAGGACCGACCGGGCATCATCATCACCCGCGGTGCGCAGGACGACCCGGTCCAGATCTGGACCAAGGGCGCGGCGGTCGGCATGCCCGTTCTGCATACGCCGGACGCTCACATCGTGGCGAAGGTGATCTGATGAGCCGCCGTCTCGCAGCCGCTGTGCACGTTCAGCACCCGAGCACGCGCGAGTGGATCGTCTTGGAGCCGGGCGACTCGCCCGACGATGAGCTGGCCGACGAGATCACCAACCCGGATGCCTGGGCGGACGACGGGCCGTCGACCGATTCCGAGGGGCCCGAGTTGGAGAAGGGCGAGCCGAAATTCTTCGGCTTCACCGCGCCGCCGGAGCCGGAGCACGAGGCCGAACCGACGCCGCCGGCCCCCAGACGGCGCAGGAAGACCGCCGACGCTGACGCGTAAGAACACGAGACAGCTCAGCCCGTCCTCGCCCGACCGGGACGAGGGCGGGCGACGGGCATCCAGGAGCACTGATGGACCCAATCCTTCTCGCCTGGCTGCGCGCGCAGCTCGGCACGGCCACAGACGAACAGGATCTCGTTGCCCGCTACGCACGACTCGGCCAAGCTCGCGCCGTCGCAGCCGAGGTCCTGGCCGAGCGCCGCGCCAAGCTCCTGGCTGAGCCGCTGCGCATGACGGTCGATGGCGTGGTCACCATCGACCAGAGCAACAACCTCGCCGGCTTGGAGCGCCAGATCGTGGGCCTCGCCGAGCTCGTCGCCCCAGACGATCCGGCGGCGGGCGAGGCGAGCGCGGACCTGGTCACCGCGCCGCTCATGCCGTCCCGTCGCACAAGGTAGAGCCGCTATGCCGTACGAGTGGCCGCCGCTGGTTCCCGGGGACCCTGACGAGATCGCGCGCCGCGTCGCAGCCGTACTCGAGGAAGCCTGGCAGCGCCTCGCCAGCAAACAGCGCGAAGTGATCGCCAAGTTCGTGGACAACCCACGGACGCCGTACACCTTGGCGACTCTGGAGGAGTTCAAGCAGTCGATCCGCGAGTTCCGCAAACGAGTGGATCAGGAAGCCCAGCAGTTCGTACAGCGGCAGCTCCCTCACCTGTACGAGGAGGGCGGGCGCGCGGCCGCCGAGGCCCTGGGCGTGACCTTCACCTGGACGACGTTCCACCGCGACGCCCTCCAGTCGCTCGCGGCAGACTCCTACGCCGACTTCCTGCGCCGTTCCGAAGAGGCCGAGCGGATGGCAAACCAGTTCTACCGGGCTGCGCGGGAGGCCGCGCGCCGAGAAGTACCGCTGCTCGCAGCGGGCAACCTGACCGCGAAGCAGGCTGCGAAGAACCTGGCAGACCGACTCGCCGCCAAGCACAAGCTGGCCCACGTCATTTATCGCAACGGGGCGAGAGTCCCGGTCCGCGCCTGGGCCGAGGCCGCCACGCTCGCAAAGTCGGCCGTCGCCTACAACGCTGGCACTCTCAACCGGTCCCGTCAGGCTGGTGTAACGGTGGTCGAGGTCTTCGACGGCCTCGACTGCGGCTGGACGTCCCATCAAGACCCGGACAAGGCCAACCGGACCTTACGCAGCGTGGAGGACGCAGCTGAATGGCCGATCAGCCATCCTCGGTGCCGCCGCGGCTTCGGACCTCGCCCGGATGCGGCTGAGCAGAAGCTGCTGTGACGTTCATCGAAGCCGCCAGCGCACATCTCAACGGCGCAAGGAGCCCCAATGAGCCATCCGTGCACCGCACAGGGTGCGCCTGCTGACCGGAGGGCGGGCGCTGGGGAATGGCCGTCCCGAGGGTCGCGAAGGGTTCCCCGCGCCATGAGGGCCCTCCTCTGGGGTTACCGGGGGAGGGCTCTCGCCAAGTGGGCTTGGTCAGACCTTGTGACCTTTGGCGTACTCCACGAAGGATGCCCAGGGAGCTGGCAGGAAGGTCAGGCAGCCGCGGTCTCGATCCTTTGAGTCTCGGACCAAGACCACGGACGAGTCGTTGTCAGCTACCTCGACACAACTGTCGGACTTGGTATATGAGCTGGTGCGCCACTTCGGTTCTGCTGTCAAAATTGTGGCCTCCTAGTTTTCGGACATGCGGTCATAATGGTGAATTGCGGCAAGGATTAGGTCTCTTGCGGGCTGGCCATAGACGGCAGACTGTCGATGAAACTCGAATGCCTTGCGGTAAAGATCGATTTCCCTCGGCTGCGTTACGGACATCTCCGCAGAGTACGTTTCGACCATGACGAGCCGGTCGTCAAACATTGAAAAGCCGTGGCCGAGCCAGAGGGCGAGGGGCGCTGACCGCGGGACGATGCCCAGGCTGAGCCGAGGAAGCGCCAACACAGCCAACAGTCGGTCGAGCTGTGCCCTCATGACCTCCGAGCCACCGTGGTTCGAGTAGAGAGCCTGCTCGCCAAGGAGCACGTTGAAGATACGGTTCCCCTCGTAAAGGTACTTCTGCCGTTCGAGACGTTTCGCCACGGCAGCTTCCATGTCGGCTGGCGTATCGTGGAAGTTCGATACCTGATCGAAGACGTTCTCGGCGTAGTCGGCAGTCTGAATGGTGCCCCAAATCATGTTGGGCTCCCAAATCCTGAACACCTTGGTCTTACGGTAGAGCGGCAAGGACTTCTTCTGACGGCTCTCGGCTCCGTCCGCGAGCAGCCGACGCCACTCCATCCATAGCTCATCAATGTGGCGGACTGTCGCGATGAGGTCGCTAGCCTCGGCCTCGTGCCCGGTCATCTGGCACCAGGTGCGGATGTCGTCCTCGCTGGCGTTCTGCTTGCCGTTTTCGATGCGGGAGACTTTGGATTCCTGCCAACCGGTGGCAGCGGCGAACGCCCGGCCACTGGTGAACCCCGCATCCTTGCGGAATCCACGCAGCCGGGCGCCCAACGCCTCTCGCGACTCTTGTGCTTGGTTGCTCACTGAACGATCAGGGCTTGTACTCGTTGTGTGGGATGGACATGTCCCAGAGCAGATCTCGCACACGGATGCACTCAGCGACAACGGCGGGGCTATCGATGATCTGAGAGCCCAGGACACGCCCCGAGCTGTCGAAGTGCCCGACAGCCAAGAGCTTGTCGTCGAAGAGCCACCAGTCGTTGCCCTCCACAGGGAACACCAGGCCCTCCGGCAGATGATGACGAGGGAGCCATCGGATGTCCTCGCCGGCTTCCACGTTGAGGTTGGAGGTTGCGCACTCCCACCGGATGTAAGAGCTGTGCGGCTCAGTGACGACACGCACCCGGCGCACGGTCTTCCCTGACTCGGTGACGCGCCTCATGAGCTGAGTCCACGGCGCCATGAATGAGTCGTCGGCTGTCCCGTTGAGCCAGCTCTCATATGGGCCCTCCTCGTTGGGGACTGAGTAGTCGTCCCTCAGCTCCAAGTGGAAGGCGTCGTGCGCGAAGCTCTCAAAGAGCCGGTTGCGCTCGTCGCTGGAGATCAACTCCACGCGGTTCCTCCAGTAGCGCGGTGATCGCGGCCTTGGGGACCTCGACCACGGTCTCGTAGTCCGGAATATCCATCGCTGCAAGGGTCTCGGGGTCGGTCACCTCCCGGCCTTGCACAACGTACGTCCCTCCGGGAGTGAGGACCATGAGGGGGCTCTCAAGGCGCCTGAACTCACCGGATGGCAAGCCGTCCTTCTCCAGGTGGTCGAACAGCTCGGTGGGCACCTCCACGGCCGTTTCACCTTCGGGGATGGTGAGCTGCATCAGCAGGTCACTGGCGTAGATCCTCCATCCCTGGACGAGGTAGGTGTCGCGATCCGTGGCGTAGAGAGTTGGGCAGTCCCCCTGCTTGGAGTCCTTACCAAGGAACCGTAGCTTCATGGTTGCTCTCCTGTCCGCTGCCTTGCGCTGATTTGCGCGGCATCACGATGGTTGGTGAGGCCTTCCGGTGGCGTCAACCAGCTTCCTGCAAACTCGCGCAATCTCCTTGGAGCTTGGCATTGCCGAGGTCTACGGTCGTCTTCACGTCAAGGCCATCCACGGAGAGTGACGAGGGGCCACACATGGAAAGCGGACAGGCGAGGCGAGCGGCAGGCGCCAGGACGAGGCGCAGTCTCGGACTCGGGCACTTGGACCACCCCCTGTTGGGCCGCCTCGTCGTGGATCACGCTCACGGTGATCGAGTGGGGGTCATGCGAGCTCTTGCGCCTGACGTGGAGGCGCCCAACCCGAATGCAACGATCCCGGGGGCCGAGGCCCGTGCAGTCGCATGGATTGCGCCGGAGTCGGGGGGTGTGGAGTGGACGACCGATCCCAACTCGATTGAGGGAGCCGCGCAATGAGATCTTGGCAGTGTGCGGGGAAGGACCTTAAGCGGCGACATCAGTTCTATCCGCTGGCGAAGCCCGCTGTGGCCGATGAAGCGCCAATCGGCGCGGCTCCAAGTGTGCTGAACGCGGATGTGCGCGAAGAGCCCTTCGCCGAGTGGTGGACGGCGTACGGCGGAGAGAGTGACCCTGAGTCGGGAGTGATCTACTTCCCGCCCATCGAATTTGAGCGTTGCCCTTTCGCGTGTAGCAAATGTGACGGCGAGGAGAATGTGGAGCGCCGCGCATTTGTTGGGTCTATGTAACGAGCCGTGATGGGCTACAACAATCGCGACGCGCCCGACGTGTAGCCGCAGGCAGCGTAGCCGCCTGGGCTCCGTATCTCGGCTCGCTTCAGCTGCCCTATAACCCTCGCCCCTGCCGGATGTACTGAACCTCGGGGCTCCCCCATCCTCGGATTCGGGGTTCCCGGCAGGGGGGGCACCACAGGAAGGCCCTAAGTGCGCTTACTGACCGGATTGTTCGAACCCCGGAGTGGTCCTGTCGACCCCGATACCTGCAATCTGTGTTGTGACCTCCGTGAACTTCTTCAAAAGGTCGGCAGGGAAGGCAACACCCGCCACATTTTGAGGGTCATGACTGTCATGGAGCTGCACGCAAATTTCGGTCATCGAGATGAAATCGTTGTCCGGGGTGCAGGCGCTTACTCGGCTGGAGGCCATCGTCAACGACGACGTACGTGAGGCGCCCGACCACTGTCCCGTCATGGCCACCTTCAGCCTCTCGCGCCTGCGCCGCGTTCTTGCGCCGGACGCTTGGACGGCCGCATGACCAAGAGACGCCCGCCCCGGCGAACCGGCTGCTTTCGGCCCGGTTCATCGAGGCGGCTCAAGCCCCGTTCCGGGACAAGGCGCTGACGTGCTCCCGCACGGTCGGCGCCGACCGCCGGTCCGGTCTGGCCGGGAACCGCTTGGATGGAGTAGCCGGTTGCCTACGCTCCGTCCGGCGCAACCGGGTCATCTGCAACACCACGCGTAACTCAACAAGAAGGGTGTTAACCGATGAGTGCAAGCACGGTGCAGGACAAGGCCCAGGTGAGGGACATCCCCGAGGTGGTGAGCGGAGCCGTACAGGATCCGTTCGACCTCGATGTGGACGTCCTGGAGCTGGCCGGCGGGACCGTCCCGCTGATCACGCTGACCGACGACGGCTGCAAGCCCTCGTGCCCGGCCTCCTGCGCCACGAACGTGGCCTGACCGTCGCGGCACCTGGTGCTGGTCCGCGCGGAAATACGCGGGCCAGCACCACCCACAGGGACCTCACAGCGACGGGAATCGAGTGGTGGGTAGTAATCAGCGGCTGTACCGGTGCGCCGACACCGTGTTGTTGAGGGCAAGCGCCCAGGCGGACGTGGCGCTGCCGGAGTGGCCCGACATGCCTGTCGATACACCTGCGCACGCTGCAGCTTGGACGGCCTGGCTACGGGAAGTCGGGAAGCAGGAAGTAGTCGCCGATGCGATCGAGCAGGCCAGCCCGGGCCTCGCACGACAGGTCGATGCCGTGCTTACGGCTGGCGAGGTGAATGTGCGCCAGGTGCGGCGCACCGCGTTGTCGGTCGCCCGGTACGTACAACGACTCACCGGCAGAAGTACGCCGGCCGGTCTGTTCGCTGGTATCTCCGTAGCATCCTTCGGCTCCGAAGCGGCTGTGCGGTTCGGAACCCGACATCGGCCCGTTGCCAGGGCCGACGCCTCGTGGCTGGTGCCTGTCGTCACCGAACTGGAGTCCTCTCGCAGGTTACTCGCCCGGCTGCCGGTGATGGTGAACACCACTGCCTTCGTGCGCGGTGACCGCCTCGTGGTGCCTCACCCGCCGCCGGACAGTGGGGCCGGCCCGGCTCTGGCAGAGGTGTCCGTCCGCAACACGCAAGCCGTCCGAACGACGGTGGCACACGCCCAGTCACCCATTCGATTCGACGCCCTCGCCGACAAGCTCGCATCCGAGTTCCCCGCGACACCGGCATCGACCATCGACCAGATGCTCGCAGGCATGGTCAAGCAACACATCCTCATCACCGCCCTGCACGCACACTCGGGGATCTGTGACGCCTTCGGACACGTCATGGAACAACTGGACATCGCAGGCGCTGAGGGCATCGCCGAGGTAGCACACCTGGTCAGCAGGCTGCACGAGATCCACAAGATGCTCGACCTCCACAACGAGGACCGTACGCCCTCGGATGCCCGGACACTCCGCTCGGCGATGACCGCGCGTATGACGGCTCTGGCGCCAGCCGCGAAACGGCCACTGGCGGTGGATCTCCTGGCGGACTGCTCGCTCGTCCTGCCGCACCAAGTGGCGAACGAGGCAGAAGCCGCTGCTCACGCGCTTACGCGCTTGAGCTCCTATCCGTCCGGCACCCCAGCCTGGGCGGACTACTTCACGCGCTTCTTCGCGCGGTACGGGGTCGGCTCGCCGGTGCCACTGTTGGACCTCGTGGACCCCGACGTGGGGCTTGGCCTGCCCGTCGGCTACCTGGGCGGTGACCCGGAGCCGCCCGAGTCCGTCTCCGCCCGCCACCGGCGGCTCCTCGCCATGGCACAGGCTGCGGCACTGGACGGGTGCCGCGAAATCGTGCTGGACGAACGGCTCGTGGACGAACTCGCCATGGCCGACCCGGACGCGGTTCAGGTTCCTCCTCACCTGGAGCTGTGCTTCCAGCTTCAGGCCCCGTCGCTTGCCGCGCTGGACCGCGGGGAATTCGATCTGTGCGTAGTCAGCGCATCCCGGGCTGCTGGCACCATGTCCGGCCGCTTCCTCGACCTCCTGGAGCCGCCGGACCGGGAGCGGGCGACCACCGTGTTCGACCAGTTCGCGGCCACTGACCCCGAGGTGCTGCCGGTGCAGGTCTCCTCCCCGCCGCTTGACCCGAAGAACGCCCACGTCACACGGGCCCCTAACCTGCTGCCCGACCTCATCAGTATTGCCGAGCACCGCCCGCCAGACGACCACGTGATCTCTCTGGACGACTTGGCGGTGCAGTGCACCAAGGAGCGGCTGTTCCTGGTCTCGCTCTCGCGTGGGCGCCGACTGTCCCCGACGATGCTGCACGCTCTGGATCTGCGGGCCCATACTCCTCCACTGGGGCGGTTCATCGTCGAGGTGGCCAAGGCGCAGCAGGCGTTGGTCACCGGGTTCGACTGGGGTCCGGCCCGTCACCTGCCGTACCTGCCGCGCCTGCGCTACGGTCGCACCATCGTGGCCCCCGCCTGCTGGATCCTGGAGTCCAGCGAGCTACCCGGCCGCGATGCCTCATGGGTGGAATGGAGCGAGGCGGTAGCCGAGTGGCGGGAGCGGCGGGGCCTTCCATTCACTGTCTTCATCACCGAGGGCGACCACCGCCTGAAGCTCGACCTCGACCAGGCCGCCCATCTCCTGTTGCTGCGAGAGCACCTCGCCACTGCTGAGTCCGCCGTTCTCACCGAGGCCCCGGCAGCCCCCGCCCACGGCTGGTTCGGCGGACGCCCCCATGAGATCGTGACCACGTTGACAGCCAGGCGAGCGTCAACGCCACCGCTCGCAACGACCGGCCTACGCATGCCAGTCGAGCGCGGTCACGGCCATTTGCCCGGCGCGCCGCCCTGGCTGCACGCCAAGCTATATGGGCACCCCGAGCGGCTTCCTCACCTCGTGGCCCAGTACCTGCCGGAGCTGTTCGCCGCGTGGGAAGCGCCACCACGGTGGTGGTTCACGCGATTCCGTGATCCTCAGTGGCACATGCGGTTGCGGATCGCCGTCGCGGACGCGGCCGAGTTCGGCATTGCGGCTCAGCGCATCAGCACATGGGCCAGCGATCTGCGTCGCCGGGGGTTGCTGAGCGATATGCAGTTCGCGAGCAGCTTTCCGGAGACCGGACGCTGGGGGAGCGGATCGGCGATGGACGCCGCCGAGAACGTCTTCGCCGCCGACTCCGTCGCCCTGGCCGCCCAGTTCGCAACCCCAAAGCGACCGCACGCGCAAGCCCTGGCCGCCGTCAACTTCGTCTCGATCGCGTGCGACTTCACCGGCAGCACCGAGGCTGGCATGGCATGGCTGCTCGACCAGCCCCGTGGTGACGCCTCCCGGCGCCTGGATCGCACGCTGCTCAAGACCGCCGTTCGCCTGGCCGACCCGGCTGACGGCTGGGCTGCCTTGAAGGCAGCACCGGGTGGCATGAGCATCGCCAATGCTTGGTCCGCCCGCAGTCAGGCCCTGGCCGACTACCGCGAGGAGTTGGCCCGTGCGGAGGAGGTGCCGGCGGACTCGGTCCTCGATTCACTCCTGCACGCCCACCACATCCGGGCTGTGGGCATTGACCGCGACGGTGAGGACACCTGTCGTCGTCTCGCCCGCGCCGCTGCCCTGTCTTGGCGGGCCCGTTGCTCAGGAGAGAGGGGATGACCATGAACCGGGAAGCGGCCGAACTGACCGCCGCCGCTGTCGCCGACCGACTGGCCAATCCGTCCGCCGCCCAGAAGCTCGGTCTTCCGCAGGGCTGGCACCGACAGTCTCTCGCCCACGGTGCGGTAGGGGTCGCGTTGTTGCACGTTGAGCGTGCCCGCGCGGGCCTGGGGCCCTGGCAGCGCGCCCACGACTGGCTCGCCTACGCCGCCGCGGGCCAGGTCGAGTCCTGGGAGGACAGCCATCTCCACTACGGCGTTCCGGCGGTCGCCTTCGCCCTGAACGCCGCAGCCGACCGGCCAGGCCAGTACGCCCGTGCCCTGGACACCTTGGATCGCAACATCGCGAAGACGACGCGGCGCCGCCTGGAACGTGCCCACGCCCGGATGAACGCTGGCGTCGCGCGTTCAGCTCTCGCCGAGTTCGACAGCATTCGGGGACTGTCCGGTATCGGCGCGTACCTGTTGAGACGCCAAGCGGACACCGACCTCTTGCGCGACGTCCTCACCTACCTGGTGCGCCTGACCGAGCCGGTGAAAGAGGACGGCGAGTTGTTGCCCGGTTGGTGGAGCGATCTGGCCCCCTCCGGCCAGCCCTCACCGGATTACCCGGCAGGACACGCCAACAACGGCATGGCCCACGGCATCGCCGGTCCGCTCGCTCTGCTCGCCATCGCGGCCCGCCACGGCATCTTCGTGAGCGGCCACCTCAACGCGATCCAACGGATCTGTGCCTGGCTCGATCGCTGGCAGCAGGAGAGCGCGGCCGGTCCCTGGTGGCCCGCCCTGGTCACACGCGCCCAGTACCGCGGCGAGCAGCCGCTCGCCGCCGAGCCGTCCAGACCCTCCTGGTGCTACGGCACTGCGGGGCACGCCCGGTCTCAGCAGCTCGCTGCCCTGGCGGTCGGCGACACCTCACGCCAGCAGGCAGCGGAAGGCGCGCTGGCTAGGGCACTCACCAATCCCGAGCAGCTCGCCGCGACGACTGACAGAAGCCTGTGCCACGGGTACGCCGGCATGGCCCACATCGCCGCGCAGGCAGCCGCCGACGCGCTCACCCCTGACCTCGCTGTTTGTATCCCCCAGCTCCTCGACGTGATCGGTACCGACCCGGACGTGGTGGCCATTTCCCTCACGCAGGCCGTTGGCGGTGACATCGGGCTTCTGGAAGGGGGAGCCGGAGTCGCGCTGGCTCTCCTCGCGGTCGCAACCGGTGCTCCGCTCTCCGGCTGGGACGCATTCCTCCTGATCAACTGACGACTCCGGAAGGCAGCGCCATGCAGACCACGCAGGAGTGGCCGCAGTACGGCATCGAGTGCGCCGATCGGCACGCCGCCGAGCAGGTGGCAGCCGAACGCCTCAACGCCGAGCTGGCGACCTTGGTCGCCGACGGCGCGATCACCTCTTGGTGGTTCATCCGCAAGCCGCCCGGCCTGCGGCTCCGCTACCTCCCTGCCGACGGCCGCGCCCACCGACAGCTCAAGGCCCTCTTCGATGCCCTGACTGCTGAGGGGCGGATCATCCGATGGACCCCAGGCATCTACGAACCGGAAGTCCACGCCTTCGGAGGACGCGCCGGTATGGATGTCGCACACCACCTGTTCCAGCACGACAGCCGCAACATCCTCGACTATCTGGCCCGGTCGCAATCTGCCGCCGGAGCCGTACTCGGGCGGCGCGAGCTGGGAATCCTGCTGTTCAGCGTGCTCATGCGGGGCGCCAGGCTGGACTGGTACGAGCAGGGCGACGTATGGGCCCGGGTTGCCGACGAGCGACCAGCCACGAGTTCGGGGCCTGTCTCTGAGCGGCTGAGGAAGGCCGTACATCGGTTGATGACCGTCGACGCCGGGCCGACCAGCAGTTTGGTCAACGGAGGGCCACTAGCGGCGCTCACCGACTGGGTCACATGGTTCGAGCACGCCGGGCAGCAACTCGTGGATCTTGACCGACGCGGAGTCCTGGAGCGCGGACTCCGCGCGGTCATCGCCCACCACGTGATCTTCCAATGGAACCGTCTGGGGCTGTCGGCCGCAGACCAAAGCACCTTGTCAACCCTGGCAAAAGAGATCGTCATGGGAACGAGGGAAGGCGCCGCGTCGGCGCCGGAGACCAGCACCGCAAGCACTACCTTCAACGAAGTGAGCACTCAGATGACCGATGACACCCGTACCGCCGAAAGCCTGCGCGAGGAGTTGGCAGACCAGCTTCGCCAACAGGGAACGGTGACTACTGACTCGGTGGACGCGGCGGTACGGACCGTGCCCCGTGACGTTTTCGTGCGCCAGTTCAAGCCCGATGCCTCCCTGGAAGAGTCGTACGCCGACCAGCCGGTCCACACGAAGTTCAACGACTCAGGCGAGTCCATCAGCGCGGTGTCCCAGCCGACGGTGAACGCGCTGATGCTCGAACTCATCAATGCCAGGAAGGGCCACAAGATCGAGGAGGCGGGCGCGGGCAGCGGCCTGTTCGCCTCCTACTTGGGGCATCTGGTCGGTCCCGAGGGACACGTCATCACGCTCGACGTCGACCAGGACCTTGTCGACGGGGCCCGCGCTGCCGTAGAGAAGGCCGGGGTGAGCAACGTGAGCGTCATCCTCGGCGACGGTGCGGTCGGCCACCCCGACGGAGCCCCCTACGACCGGATCGTGGCGACTGTCGGTGCCCACGGCATCCCCCAGGCGTGGCTGGACCAGCTCGCCCCCGACGGCCGCCTCGTCGTGCCGATGCGACTGCGCGGCAGCGTCTCGCGCGCCGTCGCCTTCGAGCGTGACGAAACCGGCCGCTGGCGAAGCGTCCGCAGCGAGATGTGCACGTTCATGCCCCTGCGCGCAGGAGTGGCCGACGACCCTCGCCGCGTCGTCTCGCTGACCGACGACGGTTCCGTCAAGCTTCAGTTCAACGGAGAGCAGCAGGCGGACGAGGCTGCGCTGCAGGGAGTGCTCGAACGCCCGGGCACCGAGACATGGTCGGGCGTGACGTTCCGGGGGCCGGAGTCCCCGGAGTTCATGTGGCTGTGGCTGGCCTGCCGTCTGGACAACGCCTTGAGCCGGATGGAAGTCGATCGTCAGTCTCCCGCTGCCAGCAAGCTCGACCCCATGTTCCGCCCCATGGCCGTGGCAGAGCAGGGCGACCTCGCTTACCTGACCCTGCGCAAAGCTGACCTGGACCAGGAGGGCAACCAACTCTACGAGGCGGGAGCTATTGGCCACGGGCCTGCGGGCAAGGAGCTTGCCGACCGGGTGGCCGAGGAGATGGCCGTCTGGCACCGCAGCTTCCGGGGGCGCGACGTGACATTTGAGATTCAGCCGCTCAGCGCCGCCCCGCTCCACTCGAAGCCTGGTCGCTTCGCCTTCGATAACCCGATCAACCGGATCGTCATCGAGTGGCAGTGAGATGGATGCCAGCCAGATAACGCGAAGGTTCCCTCTGGTCGCTCGCCCTCGCCCCGCATGCACGCCACTCGACGAACGGGTTCGCGAGATCGGCGCCCTCGCGCGAGAGGCAGAACACGAAGGGCGCATGGCACTGGCCGCCACGGCGTTCAACAAAGCCGCGCTGCTGGCCAGCGACTGCGACCTGCCCGAGCTGGCTCGCGCTCTGTGCTGGCGACATTCCGAGGTGTACCTGCGCACCCAGCCACTGGGTGCGCAGGTCGCCCGGTACGGTCTGGAGCCCTTGGTCAACCTCGCCCGGTTGCTGATCCGCTCCGGCGACGGCGAAGCCGCTTACGTCCTCCTCGACTCCATGTTCCAAGCAGTGAAATCCGGCTCGGACACCGTCATCGATGGGCGAACTGTGTCCTTCGAGCACATCACCGGATCAGACGAAAACCGCCGTGAGCTGTACCAGTGGCTGTGGGCCGTACTGCTCGCCGACGGCGCCCGCGCTCTGGCCAGCGCGGGCCGGTGGACGGATGCACTGGCCCAGCTCAAGCGCCACAAGGGGATTGGCAAGCGGATGTTCGACGGTCGCCAAGTCGCGGTGATCGCTGACCTCACGGCAGACAACGCATTCGGGGCCATGACCCTCCTGGCCGACACCGTCCCGGGTGAGCCCTGGGAGAACGCCGTCACGGCTTGCCTGATGGTGATGTCCCGACGGCAGGCTGGCTTACCGGTCGATCGCGAACTTGCCGAGTTGCTGGACTGCTACCAGCGACTTGACCGCCCGGCGGAGTTGGCCGTCTTCCACACCCGGTTGGGCCTCTCTGTCCTCGACATCGCCGATGGCGTTGGCGAGGTGGTTGCCCATCGCATCGCGACGAACCTCATTGGTCAGACGGTGGCGACATCAGATGGATACGCGGCCCGTGACGTGCTGGCCCACGTGGGCTGCTCCGCACTCCTGACGAGTGCCCAAGCCCAACAACTCGGCCACGCGGTGGAAGCCTGTGCCCTCGGTAGAGGCCACATTCCCGTAGAAATGCGAACCGACTTGATGGCCGCGCTCGATCTCAGTGAAGGAGTGCTCAGGCAAACGTTGGCTGCAACACCCCCGTGCGGCCGGCCCCCGGCCTTCGACCGGTGAATCTACAAGCGGCGCAACGTGGTGGAACGGTGCTCGCAACTGACGGGCCAGGTAGTCGAGTTCGCCGTAGGGTAGAGCGACGCAGTCCGGAGCTCGTGATCAGGCCAACTGACGCAACTCTGCCCAGTGCGTGCGGCTACGGCCTTATCGTGCGGGTACGTGGATGAAGACGAATTCGGCCGCGGGCTCGCCGAGCTGGAGATAAGGCCCGATCCGAGACCGGCACGAGCAGAATAGGAAGGGGAATTGCGTGTCCGCTCCGCCGTCGCTCGGGCCTGTCGCACGCTTGCGTGAACACAACGAACGGGTCCTGAGGCTGCGTCAGGACATCCGGGAGGTGACCCTTCGGCAGCGTCTGATGTACGGCTTCGGTGCTGGTGTCGTGCTCTGCGTCCTCGGCGTCGCCGTCCCTACAGCACTGACGTGGCGGCGCTTCAACATGGCACCCATCAACACGGTGCTCGTTCTCCTGGCCGTCGTATCTGTTGTTGGGTTCATTGCGTCCTCATCGATGGAAACGATCAGACGCGCAGGCTCACGGCCTGACACTTTTGGGGAACGGCTGACTCGCCAGGAGCTGGAGCTGGATCTCGAAATCGCTATTGAGAACAGGCTCATCGACGCGACCCCGCTAGACATCCCCATCCGCAACAGGCAGTTCGCCTAGGCATCACCGGGTACTACAAGTTCCGCGAACGCAGCTTCAACCTGCAGCAGACCGCGGACTCGATCGAAGAGCACGCCAACGCTTTCCACCTCGGCCTGCCGCCCTACGACAGCACCGACCCTGCGGCCAACCTGGCGCTCCTGACTGCCAAGGTCGAAACCCTCCGAGTGGAACAAAGACGCCGAGAACAACAACTTGACCAACCGCCGGAAACTCGCGACCAGTCCGGCTGATCCTTAGCCTCAGCAGAGCCCAGGGAAGGCCGCCACACGCTGTCGGTCAGCCCGGCAGCTTGTCGGTGTTGTCACTTGGCGGCACAGCCCCGTGAGCCTTCGGCAGCGGCTGCCCAGGTGACGGGCCCCGGAGTGAAAGCGTCCTGCCCGACCGGCCGTGTTTGAACGGTGTCGACGGTCACGAAGCCGCTCGGCCCGCCGTACAGGCGGGCGATGGGACGGCTGAGCCTAGTGCGGGCCGACGCCAGGTGCCCGTGGCATTGAACCTCGAGCCGTAACACGACTGATCACGGTCGCGTGGCTGGCCCGCCAGACGCTGCTCAGTTTCGGCGTTTCTGTGGCGGCGCTGATGCTTGATGACCATGCTGGTCAGCTATGGGTAATGAGCCGTCGCCGGAGAGATCATCCTCGTCAGTGTCGAGGCAAGTTGGTCGTTTGTTTGGCGTCTCCGTGGGTGTCGGAGCGGCGATGACCGCGGGGATTGCATGGGCCGCAAACCGGTTTCCCGAAGGACCTTCGCCCCAGGGCCTTGCAGCCTTACTGGGGGCAGGAGCCGCGGTTGTGGGCGCCGGGCTCGCGGTTGTGGCCATTTGGCAGGGGCGCCAGGCTGACCGAGCCATCGATGCCGGTCGTGAACGTGTTCGTGAGGCCGAGCGCGGGGTGGAAGGTGCTCTGGCTGCTCCCTCCGGATCGGCAACCACCGTGGTGGTGACCAACGGGGGCCCTGCGGTGACCGGAGAGGCGGAGGTGACAAACGATCGCCGAGATCTGGCACTGGCCCGGTTGTGGTCACTGACTCATCGACGGTTGGACCTTTATCACGAGATTGCCACGAACCAGGCACGGCGTTCGTTCGTGAGCGCACAGATCTCAATGGTGATCGGCTTTGCGCTGCTAGTGCTGTTTGTCGTCCTGGCCTTGAACGTGAGCAGCACCACCGGCGCAATTGTGACGGGCGGTCTTGGGGCGGTCTCGGCAGCTCTGGCCGGATTCATCAGCAAGACTTTTGTGAAGTCCCAGCAGTCTGCGGCTGATCACCTCAAGGCATACTTCGATCAGCCGCTGGAATTCTCCCGCTACCTGGCAGCAGAGCGGTTGCTGGCCGACGCGGGTCTGCCCGATGAGAAGCGGGCTGATGTTGTCTCCGTGTTGGTTCAAACGATCGCGGCCGGGCCCGGGCCTGACGCTCCCTTGGGTTCGAATGGACTGGCGCAACAGTTGCAAGACCTGCTGCCCGGTCAGCCATAGCCAGGGTCCCCCAGTACTCCGTGCCACTCAAACTTCGATGCCACAAACCTGGTGATCATCAAGGTTCGATGGCACAGGATAGGGGCACAGAGAATCCGAACTGCCTGGTTCCGCGGCTAGGCTCGAACACATGAGCGTGCCTACTGAAGGGCTGACTCTGGGGGCCGTCAGCGCGATCGTCGAGAAGAAGATCCTTACCAACAAGATCCGGATCTATCGGCCTGGCGAGCCGGTGTTCAACCCGGATACCGGACAATACGAGCCTGGCCCACCCGTCACCATCTACGAAGGCTCGGGTGCGCTCTTCCCCGCGGGCGGCCCATCTGTTGTTCTGCACCTCGCGGGACAGGCATACGTGGATGACACCCCGTCCCGGTACCGTCTCCTGACGCCGTTGTCGGCCCCAGTCGCCTCCCGCGAGGACACCGTCGCCGTCATCGAGGCCGAGGATGAAGCGGCCATCGGCCGAACGTGGCGAGTGCTCGACGTCGGGGAGACCTCCACGCTGAGCATCGTCCGCACCACGTGGGTGGACCAGAACACCCAGACGGCGGGGGAGTGAAGTGACCACAGCGATCGATCCGGAGGAAGTCCGCAAGGAACTGGAGGCCAAGCTCCTCCTGGACACGGTTCGGGTGACGCGCCCTATCGGGACGCCTGTGCTTGACCCGGCCACTGGGCTCCTTGGGGAGGTGCCCGCCGACGTAATCTACGAAGGGCCGGGTGCCGTGTTGTCCGGCCACGGCCAGGTCACAGCGGAGGGCATCGTGGGCAAGCAGTGGTTGGACGACACGGTGTCCTGGTACCGGCTCCTGACTCCGCTGAGTGCACCGGTACCGGCCCGGTATGACCGCGTCGAGGTGACCGTTGCGCATTCAGGGAGTGCGGCAACCGGCGGACGGGTGTGGCAGGTGCTGGACCCGGCTGAAGCCTCTACCGTCGAACTGGTCCGTGTCACTCGACTGGACGAGATCACACCGCCGTCGTGAGGCGAATCGGAGTTTCCGAGAATCGTCCTACGCTCGACGTATGGAGATCACGGACACTCCGCCCGCCGACATGCAGAAGGTAAGGATCACGGCAGACGGCAGTAAGGCGTCGATACAGATAGGCGGAATCGACTACTCGCGCGTCGTCTCCGGCTACACGATCCACCAACAGGCTGGACAGGAACCCGACTTGGTTATCCAGCTCGCCAAGGGACGCAACAGCCCCGACTTCGACGGCTACGCCCGGGTCGCCATCGGCGTCCCATACGAGCCGGGCCCGGCGGCGGCCCATTTCCTGTCGGCCATCGACGCGAGCCTGCTGGAGAAGGCGGCACTCGCCCGCCCCGACCTCGACGGCGGCCCGCACGGATTCACAAAGGCTGTACTGGCACAGCTCCAGCAGTGGGCGCGGGGGGAGTTCGACCGAGCCCAGGAGACGAGCTGATGGCATCCCCGCAGAACCCTCACCTCAATGCGCACCCGCTGGCGGGGGCGTACTCGAACGCTCCGCAAATCGCGGCGCGGCTGAACGCCCGCGCGGCAGCCGCGCTGCCTGCTGTGGCCAGCGTCGTCCAGCACTACGCCATGCTGCTGGAGACGAGGATCAAGGCCAACGCAAGCGGCAGGCCGGGACCGAACGCGCCGACCGGCGACTACCGGCGTTCGTGGACACACGAGTTCATCACCAGCGGCATGACCGTCGAGGCGGTCGTCGGCACCAACAAGCCTCAGAGCAGGCGCTTGGAGTACGGCTTCGTCGGCGCCGACAGCCTCGGGCGGATCTACAACCAGCCGCCGTTTCCGCATGTTGGACCGGCCGTCGAGGAGATCCGCCCTGCCTTCCTGGCCGCAGTCGGAGCGGCGGTGGGCGGCTGATGGCCGTTTCCGGACGTGTGCTCAGCCTCGCCGTCCAAGCGATGCTCGCCACCTCGACGGGCCGCTCCTGCGGGTACGGAGCGGCGCCCACCGCCAGCAGCCTTCCCACGGGGGCGGCCACTCCGTACAGCGTGCTGTACCCGGTTGGCTCGACCAGCGACGGCCCGCCGTTCGGTGACGCCAGTGCGGACGCCCGAATCATCTACCAGGTCACGTCGGTCGGCACGACCGCCGAGCAGGCCGAGTGGATGGCCGACAAGGTCCGGGCGGGCATCCTGACCCGCACGCCCGCTGGCTACACCTACTCCATCACCGCCACCGGCTACGTGGTCATGGCCCGCGAGCTGGACAAGGAGGAAGGCGTGACTGCCGCAAGTGGCGTATACAGTTACGTTCAGCGGTTCGCGATCGAAGTGACAACCCTCAGCTGACAGCGCGCCCACCTCACCGCGGAGGCCCATCGCGGACGCCCGGCCACTCGGTACGGGCTGACTCCCAGCTTGATCCATTGGGGACGGGCCTGCCGTATTCCGGAGCCATCAGCGTCCCCGGAGAGTGAGAGTCGCGTGGCAACCACGCAGCAGCAGCGTTTCATGCGCCGAGGCACCACCCTCTTCTACTTCTTGCAGAAGATCGCCTCCGACGACAACATCCCCACCCGCGCCGAACTGGGCCCCACCAACGCCACCAATCTGTCGGACACCATCTCCGACGTCGAAGGCTGGTCGTTGGAAAACACCCCGATCGACACCCCGGACATGGGCAGCACGTTCGCCACCACGATCCCCGGTGAGGACAAGGCCGACAACAGCTCGCTGACCTTCTACGAGGACAAGGTCAGCGACGAGATCGAGACCCTGCTGTCCAAGGGCGTCATCGGCTTCGTCGCCATCCTGCGCAAGGGCGACGTGCCCGGCTCCAAGTCCCTCGACGTGTTCCCCGTCCGCGTCGGCAGCCGCAGCCCCTCGTACAGCACCGCGTCCGAGCCCGCGAAGTTCAAGGTCACCTTCGGAATCACCGACGAGCCGACCCTGGATGCCGCCGTGCCGGCGAAGACCGCCTGAGCGGGGGTGCTGCATGACCACCACAGCGACCACGCAGCCGCCCGCCGCCGCGGTCGCCCGCGACGCCCATTGGTCGGCGAAGATGGCGCGGCTCAAGGCGCGCAAGCTCCCGGAGCGCAGCCTGCGGCTGTGCGATGACGACGAGGCGAAGAAGAACGTGACCGACGCCGCCCTGGAGCTGGCCAAGGCCCGCACCGCGGCCCGCGCGGAATCCGTCGAGCAGGGCATTGCCGAGGACGCCCGGGAGGAGTGGACAGTCGCGCAGCCGGACGTTGCAACCGCGCAACTGCGGTTGGACGCAGCCGAACGGGCCCTCGATGATGCCACAGTCGTCCTGACCTTCCGGGCCCTGCCGCGTCCGGCCTGGGAACAGCTTCTGCGCGATCACCCGCCGACGGAAGCCCAGGCTGACCAGGGCATGGAGTACAACGTCGAGACGTACCCAGCCGCCCTCATCGCCGCGTGCCATGTCGAGCGGGATGAGTCCGGGGGCGAGGTCCCCGGGATGAGCGAGCAGGAAGCGCAGGAGCTTCTCGATGCCTGGCCTGACTCCGAGGCCAAAGCCCTGTTCACCTGTGCGCTGCTGGTCAACCAGACGCTGCGGGCTGACCTGGGAAAAGGCTGACCTCCGACCCGGGCTTCCGCGCGGAGATGGAGATCTGCGCCTCGTATGGAATTCCGCACTCGCAGTTCACCGGGGCGGGAGACGGGCGGTGGTCGGCGCTCGACCGTGCGAAGGCCATCGCCTACCTCGCTTTCTCGCGGGCGCTGTGCGAGTCGTGCGGGACCAGGCCGGAGGAGTGGGACGAGAAAGCGGGTGGCGACCGCTTCGCGTACGTCACCGAGACACACCGGTGTGTCGGCTGCGAGCTGATCGCCATGGAGCAGGAACAGGTCCCGGATGGTCCGGAGGGGCGTGGGGTGAAGGTCGGGCTTCGGCCCAGGAAGAAGGCGTAGCCAGTGGCTGGGGCCTACACCCTCTACGTCAATGTCCAGGCTGGCGTGTCCAGCCTGGTCGGAGGACTGCGCACTGCGGCGGGAAGCGTCACCGCGTTCGGCGGACAGGTGCGTCGCCTCGACGGCGACCTCAACCAGCTCGCGGCGCGCTCGGACCGAACGCGCCGTGCGATGGCCACCGGGTTCACAGTGATGGGCGCGGCGCTCGGCGGCGCGTTCGTCATGGGCGTGCGAAGCGCCGTCGAGCTCGAGAAGCACATGGCGAACGTCATGACGATCTCGAAGGAGATCAATAGCACCAACATCAGCCACTTCACCGACCAGATCGTCGAGCTGAGTACGCAGCTCCCGCAGTCCGCCGACCAGCTCGCCGAGGCTCTGTACCAGGTCGTCTCGACCGGGTTCGACGGCTCAGACGCGATGACGATCCTGCGCGTGGCCGCGCGCGGTGCCGCCGCCGGCCTGACAACGACAGAGACTTCCGCCCGCGCACTGCTTGGCGTGCTGAAGGCGTACGGCATGGATGCCTCACAGGCCAGTGACGTCATGGACATCATGTTCCAGACTGTCAACTACGGCGTGGTGTCGTTCGACGAGCTGGCACAGCAGCTCGGTGACGTCGTTCCGATGGCCGCCGCGGCGGGCGTGGAATTCGAGGACATCAGCTCGGCGCTCGCGGCCGTCACCCTCTCGGGCATCCCAGCGGCGGAGGGCGTCACGGCACTGAACATGCTGCTGACGCGCATGATGAAGCCCACCCAAGAGCTGTCCGAGATGATCAAGGGCTTCGGGTACGAGTCGGCCGCTGCCGCCCTCCAGCAGGACGGCCTGTACGTCGTCATGGAGAAGGTCCGCAACGCCACCGGTGGCAGCGCAGACCAGTTGGTTCCGCTCCTCAGGGACATCCGAGCGGTCCGCGCCGCCTTGGCGCTTTCCGCCGCAGACGGTCAGAACTACGCCGCCACGTACCAGGGCATCTCTCAGGAGGTCGAGCGGGCCGGGGCGACGCAGAAGGCGTACGCGATCCAGATGGATACGACCGCGGGTCAGTGGAGCCTGTTCCAGAACCAGGCCCAGGCCCTCGGCATCGACATGGCACGTGTGCTATTGCCCGCCTTGCAGACCGTCGGGGAGTACCTGAATGTGCTGGCCGGGGCCGTCAACGACCTGCCGGGCCCGGTGAAGTCGCTCATGGGTGTGATGGTCGCCCTGTCGGCCGCCGCGCTTCTGGCCAAGGCCGCGTTCGTGAGGTTCGGTACGCAACTGTCACTCTTCCGTACGCAACTCGCGGCAGCGCGAGCCGGCGGATCGGCTCTGCCCGCTGTTCTCAGCGGAACCGGAATCGCGGTAGCGGGCTTGAGCGCGCTGATGGCGGTCGGCGTTGGCGTGTACGCCGCGTACTCGGCAAGCAAGCAGAAGGCCAAGGCAGCGACCGAAGAGCTGGTCGCCGCTCTGCGTAAGGAGCGGGACGAGGGCGAGCAAGGCGCCGGACTGCGCACCCTCACCGAACAGCTCACCAATAGCGACGATGTTAAGAAGCTCAAGGACGCCGGGGTGGACGTGACCACCGCCATCGACGCGATCACCTCCGGTGGCCAGAAGCTGAAGCGCCTCAAGGATGAACTGGCGACCAAGAAAGCCGAGTCCTGGGAAGTCGCTGGCAGCGTCTACACGTACGACGTCTCCTACGACCGGGCCAAGAAGGTGCTGGACAAGCAGCACAAGATCTGGTCCAACGCGGTCAAGGAGGAAAACGAGCTGGCCGCGAACCTGGCCATCGTCAACAACAAGATCAAGGCCAACCGGCGGGAGATGATCGGCGCCTGGGATCTGACACAGTCCCTGCCGACGGACAAGAACGGCTCGCCACAGTTCACAGAGCAGATGGAAGCGATGGGCAAGTCCCTCGCTTCGATCGTTGACCCCGCGAAGGCGTGGAAGGCTGCCCAGGACAAGGTGGCCGAGGCGAACCGTAAGGCAGGCCGTTCTGCTGACGCCTCCAAGGCATCGTTGTCCGACTACGTCGAGGAGCTGCGCAAGCAGCTCAAGGCACAGCGCGAGTTCCAGAAGAACCTGGGGCTGCTGGCAGCCGAAGGACGCCTGGATCTCGCCGACCACTTCTCAAGCCTCGGACCGGATTCGGCACCGATCCTCGACGAGCTGGTCAAGCAGCTCAAGAAGGGCGAGGTCAAGGTCGCCGACGAACTCGATTCGATCATTCGGGAGTCCGCTGCACGCTCCACCCCGGCCTTCCGAGCCGGCTTGGAGCAGCTGCCCGCGATCTCTGCGAAGTACGGGAGGAAGGTTGCCGAGGCGTGGGCGGACGCGGCTGCCACCAACGACCCAGGCAAGCTAGCCCGCGTCATGCAGGACATGGCCGTGGCCGACATGGAGAAGGCCGCCAGGAGGCTGCCCAAGGTCGCCTCCAAGCAGCTCGAACAGGGCATGCGTCTCCTTGCTGACGTCTCCGCGAAGTACGGCAAGGAGGCGTCCACCTCGCTCGCTCAGTCGTTCCTCAAGGGCGACGTTGAGGAGATCCGTACCCAGCTCAGCTACCTCTACGGCGCAGACATGCCGATCAAGGCACCCGACCTGTCCGGAGTCGTCGGGGCTTTCAAAACCGCTGGCATCCAATCCAACTCTGAGTGGTCGGGCATGCTCAGTCTCATCGTCGCAGTGGCTCAGACGAAGGGAAGCGCCGCAGCGACCGCCCTGACCAGTGCCCTGCTGTCCGGCGACATGGCCGCTGTGAAGACACAACTCGACAGCATCGGCGCCTCCGTCGGCCGTATCCCGGGCACGAAGACCATCACCATCAGCGTCAACAAGCCCGCCGCGGTGACGATCCCCTTCTTCGCCAAGGTCCGGGCCACCTCGTGGGACAAGGACGCCAACGGCGTCCCGGACCTGATTCAGGCGCCGAAGGCGCAGGCGAACGGTGGCTTGCTCGACTTCTATGCCCACGGGGGAGTGCGGCGTGAGGAGCACACGGCCCAGATTGCACCGGGGGGCACCTGGCGAGTGTGGGCCGAACCGGAGACTCAAGGCGAAGCCTACATACCGCTGGCCGGAGCCAAACGGGCCCGCTCCAAGCGCATCCTGGACGAAGTGGCGCGCCGCTTCGGTGGCGAGGTCAGCTACCACGCCGACGGTGGCCTGTCCGGCTTCACCTACCGACCCCAGTCGCTGTATTCCCTTTCCGGGATCGCGAGCGATTCCCAGGACAAGAAGGGCAACTTCAGCCTCGCCCTGTTTGCCAAGAAGCTCCACTCCTCCGTCTCGACCGCGAAGCGGTGGCGCAGAGACCTGGACACCGTTGCCCGCCGAGCCGGGCAGGACGTTGCGGGAGCCTTGGCGGAGATGGGCGAGGAAGGAGTCTCACTCACCCACAAGATGGCGACCGGCAGCTCGCGGTACGTGCGGTCAATGGCGAAGGACCTACGTGACCTGGCTGCGGCGTCGAAGGCGAGCCTCGGCGAGTACACCGGGCAGCTCCGCCAGGCAGTGAAGGACCAAACCGGCTTCGAGCAGAACATCGCCAAGCTGGCTGCCAGTGGGTACGGCGACTTGGCGAAGCGCCTGGCCGAGCAGGGTGACCAGGACGCGGCCGAGCTGGCCACCCAGGCGGTGAAGAATAAGAAGAAGGCCAAGGCGGCCAACGACGCTGCCCGTAGCGCAGGCAAGACCGTCCCCGACGATGACCTGCCCGACTTGGCGGCCATCGTCGCAGCGGTCAAGAACAAGACCACGGGACTGCACACAGTGGCCGACGCCACCGGTTTCGATGAGGACCACATCATCGAGATCGCCAACCTGGGCCTGGCGCGGATGAAGAAGGCGCTGGGTTCCAAAGGCGCCAAGTTCTTCTCCGACCTGAGTCGAGCGAACAAGGGGCTGGCGTACGCCGACGGCGGCATCCTCACGCCCGGCCTCTACGCCACCTCCGGCGGCCTGATTAAGTTCGCTGAGCCTTCGACTGGAGGCGAGGCGTTCATTCCGCTCGGCGCCGCCAAGCGAAGCAGCGCGACCGCTGTCCTGAACGACGTCGCAGCGCGCTTCGGGATGCGCCTATCCAGCGGCGCCCATGTCCCCGCCATGCGGCTGGTCGATGCCCGTCCGCCTACGGCCATCAAGGTCACTGTCGTCCAACAGCAGCCCAAAGCCCTGGTGGAAAACATGCCCATCACCATTCAAGGCCGCGACACCTCGCCCCAGGAACTGTCCGGCGAAATCATGCGACGGCTGCGCAACGCCCAGCGAGGAGGACGGCTGTGAAGCCGGACCTCAAGGAGTGGCAGATCGACTTCTCGGGAGTGCTGCTCGGCCATGGAACGTCCGTAGCGGTCTCCGATGTCGAAGGACTCGGCGCTGCCGAGCTGCGTACCCAAGACGTGCTGAACCCTGCCGACGACGGCGCGTTTCCCGGCGTGGATCTCTACTCACCGCGCACGGTGCGGATCGAAGCCGGAATCCGGGCCGCGGGCGACCCCGCCACGGCCCTGGACAAGCTCGCCGAGATAGAGGCAGTCGCAGCGGATACGGCAATCCGCCGCACCGCCGGCGCACTCGCCCAGCTGCGGCTGCGCTGGCCCGGACGCGCCACGAAGGTCCTGTTCGGCCGCATCCGGCGCGCCGAAGCGGTTTCCACATCTCAGGTCATTCACGGATGGATTCCACTGGACCTTGAGTTCACCGCCCTCGACCCGCGCATGCACGACGACGAGATCTCCAGCGTCATCCTGCCCTTGGACATCTCGCACAGCGGCGGTGGCTTCAAGGCGCCCGTCGTAGCCCCCATCACCACGGGCATCGCAACCCCGGAGACCAGGCCGGGATGGCTGATCAACGAGGGCGACACCGGGGCGTGGCCCTCCATCCGGATCACCGGCCCCGTCGCGAACCCGCGCATCGTGCACGTCGAGACCGGGCGCGTCTTGAACCTGGACATCACCCTTGGCACCGGTGAGCGCATCGACATCGAAACCCGCCCCGGTACCCGCTGGGTGCTCCGTAACGGCAGCGGAAACGCCGCCCCGGCCCTGTCCGGAGCTTCGCGCCTGGATCTCTTCCAGATCCCTCCGGGCCGCAGCGAAATCCGCTGGACGGCCTCGGACTACACCAACACCACCCGCCTGACCGTCTCGTGGCGGTCGGCGTGGATCGCTCTGTAAGAAGGAGGATCTTGCTGTGACGCTCGTCCAGCCACCCATGCTCACCCATGGCGGCACTCACCCGGCCCGAGCCTTTCGCATGATGGTCAGAGACCTCGCCCGCGGCTCTCAAGGCGTGACGGAGGCCAACGATCTCAAGGTCAGACAGCTCTCCACACCCGGTTCTGCCGTCCGGGTCGGCGACGGCTCGTCTGTCATACGCGGCGCCTCATGGGGGCAAGGCTCCTACACGCAGTACAACGTGGGCGACGCCATCGTGCCCGTCGCGCCGACTGGTGCCACCGGTCGGTCGGACCTCCTGGTTCAGCGCATCGAGGACCCCGAGTATGAAGGCAACCGGGACCCGGCCAAGGACGACATCGGCTACTTCCAGGTGATCCCCAACGTATCGGCGACCGCAAGGGCGGTGCCCGCCGGGATGACCGCCATCCCGCTGGCCCGACTCGACATCCCGCCGAACACGGCGACCATCACGGACGCGATGATCAAAGATCTGCGGAGCATAGCCAACCCGCGACGCGAGCGTCGGCTCTACACGGCTTTCCCGGGCAGCCTGTCGAGGCTCACCTACCAGGACAGCAAGTGGCACACATGGCCCACCGCCGCGCGATGGACCATCCCGGTGCCCGACTGGGCCGTGAACATCAAGGCCGTCACCACCTTCGCCGGACTACGTATGGACAGCGCGGACGTCTTCGCTTCAATGCAGCAGGTCTTCGGCACCGTCCAGGGGCAGAACACCGTCATCGACGACGACCAGGGCAAGAACGTCCGCCGGTGCACCGTCGTTCTGGCCGACAACATCACGGTCACGGCCGCCATGCGGGGTAACAACCAAGCCCTGTACGTGCAGACCTACATGTCCAAGAGCGAGACCGGCAACCTCAGCGTGGACGGTTCCACCTCGCTCATCTGCGACGTGGAGTTCAACGAGGGCGTCATCTGACGATGTCGTACCGCTACCTGACCACGCATGCCCTCACCGGTGACACCCTTGCGTGGGACCTTCCGCTCACCGAAGTCGAGTTTGGCCCGGAACTATGCGGGCCTGGCAGCTTCACGGGCGTCATCGAACCCAGGCTGGCCAACCTCACGGCCAAGCAAGTTGATCCCGGAACTACGCTGATCTACGCGGAACGGGACCGCACCCTGCTCTGGGGCGGCATCATCTGGCGTGCCGAACCCGAGGGGCAGAAGCTCCGCTTGGAGGCGAGCGGCTTCGGCTCCTACCTCACCAAGCGCACCGACCTGCACGGCAACCTCAACGGCCGCGGGCCGTGGGTCAACGCAGACCCCTGCCGCGTCATCCGCGACGTCTGGGCATACTGCCAGTCCCAGCCCGACGGAGACCTGGACGTGACGGTCGACGCGACGACGTCCAAGGCCAAAATCGGCACACCAGCAGAGCCCTACTCAACCCCTTGGTGGGAGGCGCCGCCCCTCAGCAAGGTTATCGACGACATGGTGGCCGTGGCAGGCGGACCCGAGTGGACCGAGTCCGTTGCATGGTCCGGCGACACCCCCACGCAGCGCATCCGGATCGGGTGGCCACGCCTGGGAACCAGGCGGCAGGACATCAGCTTCACTTCGGGCATCAACGTCACCTCCACGGTTCCGGTGGAGTATGACGCGGACAGCTACGCCCAGGTCGTCATCGGCTTGGGCGCCGGCGAAGGCCGCTCACGACGCCGTGTCGTTGACGCGGCGCGCAACGGCCGTCTGCGCCTGGAGCAGATACTCGAGATACCCACCGAGAAGGCCAACGACCGGCTTGCCGCGCGCACCCGCACCGAGCGCGTGAACCGGTCGGTCATCGGCGAGGTCACCGAGGTTGTTCTCCGCGACCATCCGGCCGCCCGCATCGGAGCCTTCCAGATCGGCGACGACGTGCGTGTGCGCCTGAACGACGAGTGGTCGGAATACGACGGCTGGTCCCGCATCACGGGCTGGACCCTCAAGCCGCCGGCCGGTGACGAGCCGGAGCAAGTCACGGTGCAACTGGCGCGGGCAGACCGCTACACCTACGGAGCCTGAGCATGACCAACCAGATCGCCAGCCTGGCCGCCCGCCTGGCCGCGGTAGAGCGGCGCCTCGACAGCACGAGTCGCACCGCCCAGCTCGCCTACTCCTCCATCGAGAACGGCGCGATCGACGTGTTCGATGAGGACGGTTCCCTGCGGGCGGTGATCGGCCAGCAGCCAGACGGCACGACCGGACTGAACGTGGTCAACGGCCCTCCGCCGCCGCAGCCCACCGCCCCTACCCTCACCTCCTCAATCGGCGGCGTCACCGTCGGCTGGGGCGGCCGCTTCACCGGCGACGGCCCCGTGCCCTTGGACTGGGCCAGACTCGAAATCCATGCGGCCGACGTGGACTTTGTCCCGGACGCATCCACCCTGCGCGCCACCATCGAATCTCCCCAGGGCGGAACCTTCACCATCACGGCCGAGACCCCCGTCTACGTTCGGCTGGTCGCACGCAACACCTCCGGCACAGCGTCGCTCCCATCACCGTCCGCAGGGCCCCTCGGGCGGGTTCCGGTGGTTGCCGAGGCCGTGCTTGACGGCATCGTCGGCGAACTGGCGCTGGCGGATGCCGCCGTCAGCCGCAGCAAGATCGCCGTGGGAGCCGTTGACGCCGACCGTTTGGCCATCGGCACCGGCAACCTTCTGCCGGACGCCAGCTTCGAGGGCGCTTACTCCCAGAACCTGGTAGCCGACAGCCCTGTCTGGCAGATCGCGGGCCCGGGGAACAACTCGGCCCGGTGCCTAACTGTTGACGCCAAAGCCGCGTCGCCGACAACGCGCAGCCAGCAGCTCACTACGCTTCCCGCTTCGCCCGGCGACCACTTCTTCCTCGCCATCGACTACCGCAGCAGCGCGGACTGGTCCGGACTCGCCCCGAAGTTCTACTTGTGCTGGCAGGACGCCGTCGGCCTTCCCATCGGCTACGGCGTCGTCCAGGGGACGGCAGCGCCCGTCACGGCCTGGACGCGCATGAGCAGGCAGGTGCAAGCTCCAGCCAACACGGTCAGCGCCGCCGTATGGGTCGAGTCCTTTCAGGCCAACACGGGGAACCTGTCGTTCGACAATGCAGAGATTCGTACGGTCGTCACAGCCGGGGTTGTGCTGGCAGGTTCCATCAGCGGGGACGAGCTGGCCGCGAACTCAATCACTGGTGAGAAGGTCGTCGCTCAGAGCATCACTGGGCGTGAGGTGAAGTTCCAGTCCCTCACCGGTGACCATCTGGACGTCAACTCCGCCCGTATTGCACTTCTCACGTCCGGCGTCATCACCGCCGACATGCTCATGGCCGACGCGCTGAACGGCAAGACGATTACGGGCGGCCACATCATCGGTGTGGAGATCGACGGTGCCGCTCTCCGCACCGCCGACACAGGCAGCCGCGTGGAGATTACGTCTGTCCCGGCCACCGACACCACGCCGTCCTCGGGGCGGGTGCGCCTCTACTCCGGTTCCACCACGGAGGTGGAACCGGCGTCCATGTACTCCCTGTATGACGCGGCCACCAACACATCTACGCTCCACCTCCAGTCGGCCGTTCTGAATACGCCCGTCTTGAGCGGCGTGGTAGGTCCCATGTCGCCTACGCCCGACTGGCCGACCTCCGCGATCACCATGTGGTCCGAGCCCAATACCGCCTATCTCAACCTGAGCGCCACCGAGGCGAACGTCGACGCGGTCACCACCGTGATCGGCAGCCCTCCCTACTACCAAGTGGTGGTCAGATCCGGCGTGATCAGCGCGCAAACCAGCGCGGGCGTCGACGCGAACCTGTACCTCAACAGGATGCTCGGCGTAGACCCGAGTGGCTGGATCAGCCGGTCCAACGAGGACTGGAAGACCCCCACGCTTTCATCAGGCTGGAGCCACTACGGCGGTACCTGGGACCGAGTGGCGTACAAGATCTATCCGGACCGGACGGTCGGACTGCGAGGGCTGGTCAAGCGCACGTCGAAGGACCCTGCGTCTGGCGGCGAAATCGTCATCGTCCTGCCAGCTTCCGCGAGGCCAACGACCACCAACACGCAACAGTTCTCAGTCCTCGTCCCCCAGAACGGCTCCGCCTTGACGCTGAACATCAACCCGTCGAGCGGCATCGTCACTCTGGCCAACATCACCTCGGGCGCCGCCACCGCTCTGGCTTCCGGCTCGGCCTACTTGAACCTGAGCGGCATCCGCTTCCCCCTCGACTGACACCGCAAGGCCATGAACCGGGGTCGCCCCGCTCCGGCCGTATGATCAAGGCGTGGCGCGGGGCCACCGATCGCCGAGGGAGTACGCGGTGAGCATCCCGCCGCCAGGCGCCGAACCCACCCTGTGGGAGCTGCACCGCGCCGTCGTCCAGTTGCGCGAGGACCAGCGCGACGACCTCGCACAGCTCCGCGACGATCTGCGCAGTGACATCGCAGCCCTGGCGAACCGCTTGAACCAGGTGGTCACCGTGGATGTGTACCGCGCCGATCAGCGCAACCTCTCACTGCGCATCGACTCTCTCGAACGCGAGCTGGAGACGGTGAAGAACGAGCGTGACCAGGACCGCGAACAGGCGAGTACCAACCGACGCCTGATCATCTCCGCTTTCGTCGCGCCGGTGCTGCTGGCCGTGCTGCAACTGCTGCTCGCTGCGCGCGGCAGCCCCTAGAGAACACCCACCTCACCCAAGATCGCCCATGGCGCGGGGGAGAAGCAGGACGCGCCTCATGCCCGATCTCTGGCTATCCGGAGCCGAGCGACACCCGCTCCGCGACACGGCACCGACTGACACCAAGTACGCCCCGCGCGTGATCTGGCACATCACCTGGGACAAGAACGCCACGGCGGCCAAGCCCGCCGACCTTGTCCCGTTCGACCAGCTCGTCCGGTACTTCACCGGCGGCGGCAGCGGTGCCGCACCACATCTGCTGTGGGACCCGTTCAGTGGAAGGACCGCCCAGTTCTACCCGGCCACCAGTCGGTCGAAGTCCGTTGTCGACACCGCCGGCGGCACCCGAACCAACCGCACGGGCCGGGTCTGCCTCCAGGTCGAGACGCTGTTCTTCCCTCACTGCCGGGTGAACGGGCGGTCGTACGCGACCGTCCGCGACACGCCAGCCAAGGGCCTCGACAAGATCCTGGCGTGGACCCGGAGCTGGGGCGTGCCCGACGCCTGGCCGATGGGCGCCCCGACCTGGAGCGCACACCGCAACGAGCACTCCTGGGAGACCGAGGGCGGGCACTACGGCCACGGCCAGGTGCCCGAGAACCAGCACACCGACCCAGGCCCCATGCCGAAGTGGCCCACCACTGGGACGACGCCCAAGCCGGGAACGCCGCCGTTCCCCGGCCGCAGTGTCTTCGGGCCCGGCAAGTCGAACGCGTCGATCCTTCTGCTGGGCCAGCAGCTCGTCCGGAGGGGATTCGGAAAGCACTACAAGATCGGCCCGTCCCGCGACTGGGGCGAGGCGGACCGCCTGAACGTCAGGGACTTCCAACTCGCCCAGAAGTGGACCGGTTCCGACGCCGACGGCTTCCCCGGACCGCAGACCTGGGCCCGCCTCTTCGGCTGATCCACCCGTCCCAAGTAAGGAGTCACCTCATGAATCTGTACGCCTCGCTGCTGCGCACCGGAGTTCCGGCCGCGGTCGGCTGGCTCGTCGCGGTAGCCCTGCGGCACGGCCTCGACTTGGACGCGACCGCCGTCACCGGGGTGCTGACCCCACTCGCGACCTTCGCGTACTACGGGGTCTTCCGTTTCGCGGAGGAGCACCTCTCGTCCCGATTCGGCTGGCTGCTCGGCTACGCGCGCCCGCCGAAATACGAATCGGCGCCGCTTCCTCTGCCGAGAGCCTGACCGAGAAGGCGTGACGCCGAGCAATCGGCGAGTCAGCAAGGGAGAAGGCCCCTGTCTCACGACGGGGGCCTTCGACCTCTTGGAAGCACTCACACTACCGGACCTCCAAGCGGTTGTGGATCTCCATCCCGCACTGGTTACTATCTATATGCAACGTTCCGCGATCTGGAGGCGATGGAGTGGCCGGGGATGACAGGCCCGAGGTGAGGAAGCCGTACCTGGTCGGTGGGGCTGAGTTTGCCGCGCTGTACGACGTGAAGCGGCTCCAGGTCAGCCAGTGGATCAGCCGGGATCACACGCTCGACTACCAGTACGCCAAGATCATCAGTGGGTCGCCCTACTGGCTCCTTCGGTTCGCCACGCGGTTCGGGGAGACGACGCCGCGGCGTCGGGAGCTTAACGGAGCGGAACTCTCGCGAATCCAGCGGCAACAGTCCCCCGGGTACTGGGTCAGCGAGGTCGCCGACCTCCCCCCTCTGGTGGGGCAGGGGGAACTGGTGGCCCTCTTCCGGTTGTCATCCGGCGCACTCCTGCGGAAGGCGATCAAGACGGGCCGGTTCCGTCCCGCCGACTACACCCTGTCCGGGTCGCCGATCTGGCTCTTGGAGCCAGTGGTCGAAGACGCGCCCGTGCTCCAGGCTGGGGCGCGCGGAGTGGAGTGGGCGATTGACGAGCGGGTCTTGGTCGCTCTGCGTGACGGTAGCTATGACGGACCCGGGTCCAGGATCGTGCCACGCGGTAAGGCGGCGCGCCAACCAATCGAGTAACCCCAGGTCAGCGGCGTCTTGGTCTTGATTCACTCCCTTAATGCATATAGAATAGAAGTGCACTCAAGGGGGTGCGCTTCTGTTTGGTTGAGGGGTGTTTATGCGGTGCTCCAGGGGTCCGTCGATGGGTGCTTGCTGGTGCTGTCGATCGACAATTTCCCCGTCCAGAGATAGATTCCAACACTTCAAGGTGTTCGTCTTATCTCTGAGGGGGAGCCTTGCTGATCGAACAGCCGCCGTTGTTCGGCACCATCCAGCCCGTTCGCCACCCTGCCGACGTCGGCAACCTGACCATCCAGCAGCGGTTCGAGGCATTCCACGCGCTCAACCCTTGGGTCCTCAGGGCGCTGGCCCGGATGACCGCCGACTGCGCGGCGAAGGGGTTCGGCCGCATCGGCATCGGGATGCTCTTCGAGCTCCTGCGCTACCAGTACGGCGCGGCGACCCGAGGCGACGAGTTCGCGCTGAACAACGACTACCGCTCCCGGTACGTCCGGCTCTTGTTGGCCGAACACCCGGAGTGGTCCCCGCTTTTCGAAGTCCGAGCCCTGCGCACGGACTGACCACGACCTCTTGGAGCCAGATCGTGAACGCACCAGCGGGCGCCGCAAAGCCGCCCGTCATCAAGCTCAAGACCCGCAAGCCGACCGGCATCGTCCCGTGGCCCCTTCTCCTCATCGAGGGCGAGGAAGGTGCTGGCAAGACCTACTCGGCGGCCCAGTTCTCCAGCAGCGACCGCATCGGCCAGATGTACTGGATCGACCTCGACGAGGGTTCGGCCGACGAATACGCGGCCATCGAGGGTGCCAACTATCTGATCATCGAGCACGACGGAACCTACCGAGACATCCTCGAACAGGTCGAAGCCGTGCACGCAGACGCGCGGCGCGCGGCGGCAGCCGGGGAACCGCCGGTCGTGCTGACCATCGACTCGGGGTCGGCCCTGTGGAGGATGCTCACCAACTGGACGTACGAGCGGGGCCGCAGGACGAGGAAGAACCGCGCGCTGCTCCATGAGGACCCGGACGCCGCCTACGACATCGGCCGGAACCTGTGGAACGACGCGCTGGAGCGGTGGAACAGGATCATCTACCTGCTGCGCACCCTGCCCGGCATTTCCATCGTCCTGGCCCGCGGTAAGCAGGTCAGCGCGACGGACGACAACGGCCAGCCGATCCAGAACAAGAGCGAGTGGAAGGTGGCGGCCCAGAAGGACCTGGGCTTCGACTCGACCTGCTGGGTGCGGATGAAGCGCAACGATGACCCGCAGATCATCAAGGTCCGGTCGCTGCGGATGCGCGTGGAGCAGAAGAAGCCGCTGACGCTTCGGGACTTCAGCATCGAGGACCTGGTCTTCAACAAGCTCGGCTGCTCCGTCGACTCCCAGCCGCGCATTATGCCCGCGCTCTCCGGCGACCTGGTGCAGCCGTGGCTGACCCGCATCGCCGAGCTGAAGGACAAGGAAGCTCTCGGCGCGCTGTGGCGCTCCGTCCCGGACCCGGTCAACCGCCTCAGCCGGGAGGAGATCGCCACCGTCCGAGCCGCCGCCGAGCAGAGGGCGGCTGAACTGGACAACCCGCGCTCGGAGATGAGCGAGGGCCCACTGACCGACGCCGACAAGCTCCGCGCCGCCGCCAAGCGGAAGGCCGCCGAGCAGGACGCGGACGCCGAGCAGTGACCGTCCTGCACTCACCTCTTGGAGAACTCCCATGTCCGTAGCCACCATCGTTGACGGTGTTGCACCCTCCATCTGGGACGCCGCCCACGACGTCGACGCCCGGCGCCCCCGCTCCCTACAGACTCAGCTCGGGGCATCCGACACCGTGTGCGGCCGACGCGCCGCCTACATCCTGCATGGCGTCACCCCGACCGATCACGCTGACAAGCGCGCCGCGATCCTCGGCACGTTCATCCACTACGGCCTGCTGGAGTCGGCGCGCACGGAGTACAGATGGCTGGTTGAGCGCAGCGTTCAGGACGACCTGATCCGGGGCCACGTCGATGTCGTCCAGCTCGACGCGGCGACGGCCGCGCGCCTGCCTGCCCGGCACAGACCGGCGATACCCGCCGATGTGCTCACCGTGGAGGACGTCAAGACAAAGTCCACGTACATGTGGGACCGCGTCCTGCGCTACGGCGCCACGGCCGCCGAGTTGCGACAGGTGCACCTCTACGCGGGCGCGCTGTACGAGGAGGGGTTCGAGGACATACCCGGCCAGCGATATTTATCCCGCCTGGGGTCACTGGATATCGGCCGTATCCGCTTCCGTTTCATCAACCGCGACAGCGGCGCGGAGCACATCCAGGAGATCGACTTCGACCCCCAGCGGGCTGCCGAGGCCCGGTGGTGGGTGGAGCGTGTGCGCGAGACCAGCGACCCCGAAGAGATGCCGCGTGACTTCAACGGGCCGGGTCTGGACACCATCTGTGACTACTGCCCATTCCGTTCCCTGTGCTGGCCCGGGACAGCTCCGGGCGCACCGGAGCAGACGGCCCTCATTCACAACGACGCCGACCGAGAGCAGGCGCTCATCGACTACGTGAAGGGACACGAACTCGCCAGCGAGGGCGACCGGATCAAGAAGTTCGCACGGAAGAAGCTGGACCAGTCCCCGGCCGGAGTCTACGGGCCCAACAGGCTGTCCTGGCGTGGTGGGAACGATGAGGAGAAGGACGACGTGGAGGCCATGGTCGACCTTCACGAGATGGCTGGCATCCCAGTGCCGATGAAGCCGGACACCGATCGCATGGTCAAGAACCTCAAGGCGGCTGGGCTGGCTGTCCCGCGGCGGAAGACCGGCAAGAAGACGGCTCTCGTCATCAACGTCGGCCCGGCCTGACCCGGGTCCCATCACCTCTCGCCCCGCCCGTCAACGACGGGCGGGGCGTCCCGCCTGCCCCCACGCCCGTACCGCCCAAGGGGAACCGTGTCCATCCAACTGATGATCGCTGCGGCGTACTTGCCACCTGATGTGCTCAGCCAGAGCCAGAAACTCGCCCTCATGAAGATTGCGGACAGCGCCGACGATGAAACACGCCTCGCTCGGCCTGGTCTCACTCGCCTTGCCGCCTGGGTCGGCGTGACCGACAAACGCGCCATCACCGTCGTCACGGAGCTGATAGCCAAGGGGCTCGTCGAACGTGTCGAGACCGGCAAGGCGGGCCGCGCTGCGGTCTACCGGGTCTTCCCGCTCGGCGTACCGCCCACGCCGACCACACCGGAACTCAAGGCGGCTGCGGAGGCCCGTAAGGCCGCCCCCAGGAACCCCCGCAAGGCCCGTTCCGGTGTGGTGCGTTCGGCTCCGGCCAAGCCCGCCATGACGTATCAGGACGTCGAAGCCCGTGAGGCTGAGCGGCAGCAGGAGGCTGGAAAGGCGCAGGCAGAGGCAGGGTTCCAGGCGGGGAACCCAGAGGAAGAGGCAGGGTTCCACGGGGGGAACCCGGAGGCGTCAGATGGCCGGGTTCCACCTGTGGAACCCGATGAGTTTCACGGGGGGAACCCACTGGGTTCCAGTGGTGAAACCCCTTCCTTTCCTGGTTCTTCCTCTGTTCTTCCTTTCCCCCCTACCCCCACGGCTGACGCCGTAGGGGAGCCTGCGCCCGCTCCGGCAGACGCCCTGACGCCGGACCGCGAGGCGCCGCAGAAGGGCTGCGCGAGGCACCGTGGGCGCCCCGCCGCATCCTGTCGTGGATGCGGCACCAACCCGCGTGCAGGACGCGAGAGAGAGCGGGAGGGAGCCAAGGCGGCGGAGCACCAGGCGCACGGGCGCTTCTGGGATGAGTGGCACGAGGATGCGGCCAGCCGCCGCCAACGGGTCGAGGAACACCGGGAGTCTGTGGATGCCGCCCGCAGAGCTGCGCGCGAGGCGGTGCGTGAGTCCAAGGCTCGCAGACAGCAAAAAACTTAGGCTTCCGAATGAATATTTCGCCAGGAATCTGGACACCCTTAGATTTGCATATAGAATAGAACCAGAAAGAGGGGGAAAGGCTCCCTCGTAACCGGAAGGACGACATGAGCTACCTGCCCACCCTTCGCCGCGAGCACAAGGGCGCGATCGTGCTTGACGGCAGCGCCGCCGCGCACGAGCAGATCCGTACCCTCGCCGACCTCTACCGTGAAGACCCCGAGGGTATCGGCGACATGCTCATCCAGATCGCCGACCTCGGAGGTCAGGTCGAGTGTGAGCGCGCCCTCGACGGCCTCGGCCACGCCGAGCACGTGCGTGACGAGATCGTCGGCGAGCTCCTCGGCGAGCTCGGCGGCGCGGAGATCCACCTCGACCCCCGCGACAATCACCATGCCCTCATGCAGGTGCGCAGCCTCGCCCACCAGGCGCGGCACATCGCCGACGCGGCTCAGCGTCGCGTCGACGAGCTGGTGGTCCTGACCGCCGTCGCCCGAGGGGTGCGAGAGGGGTGTCGGAGGCCCCCTGTCGGCTAGTCGCAGCTGCTTCAACCCGTTCCAAAGTAGATCCCAACTCTGTACTGTTCGACGGCATAAGACCTCTTGGAGAGAAGACCGTGAGCAACGACCTCGCGCAGATGGCCCCGATGCCCGTGCACGGCAACACCGATGACCCGCTGTGGCGCAAGCTGTGGAACGCCTACGAGCCGATCATCACCGCGCTGCGTCGCATCCCGCTCGTCACGGACGTCGAGATCTCCGGTGGCATGTTCGGCATCACCGCACAACTCACCGACGGTTCGCATCTGTGGATCTCGTCGGTCGGGGAACTGCCCATCGACCCCGATGACCCGGAGGGTTTCCACGTCCGGCGCGCACACGAGGACAACCCGACCATCGACGAGATGGTCTACGACTCCACCGAGGACGGCGAACACTCCCAGCACGGAAACAACCTCGTTTCCCTCATCCAGGCCATCACCGCCTTCGTCACCGAACGGCGCCTGGCCCCTCGGCTCATCGATCTGGTCGCCGTACAGGTCCAGGGTGTCTCGGCGAAGCACCAGCCGCTGTCCCAGCTGATCCAGGGCCCGTTCGACGATCGCCACGCGGCCGTCAAAGAGTACGGCTACGCCACCCGCGACCTGATGCAGCGCGGCTGGCGGTGCATCCACGAACAGGGCGGAACCGAATGGCCGCTCACCGTCTGGGAGCGGAACGGCGAGGTCGCCACCGTCTACCTCGCCCACGTCGGCCAGATCACTGCCTGATGACCGTCATCCACGCGCTGCTCGTGCTCGCCATCGGCGCCTCCGTCGGCCTCGCCGCGCTCGTCGTGGGCGAACTCCGCTGGGAAGCCCGCAACCGGATTCCGCGGTGCACCACCTGCGGCAAACAGCACCGCCGCCACGCCGCCCACCGCTGAACACTGCCCGGCCCGGCTTGATGCCGGGCCGGGCAGTCGAAGACCTCTTGGAGAAACCCCGTGGGATACGACATCTACATCCTGACCCCTGATGGCAAGCGCGCCGAAGGGGACGAGAACCACTTCCGCTTCGCGTGGACCGCGATGCCACGCACCCTCGACGCGATGAACAACTTCGGGATGCTTGTCGAGCTACCCGTTCCCTCCTACCCGGCCCTGTCCGCCTACGGGCTGACGCGTGAGGACTTTCAGCCGGGCACCCAGCCCGACCAGGCCACGGCGAACCGCATCGCCGAGTATCGAGCCGCATACCTGGCCGTCAAGGACGCCTCCGAGTCCACGCCTCGGGGCATCCCCGCCTACAAGCTCAGGTACAACGACGGCTTCCTGGTCACCGTCGCCGAGATCACAGCCGCCCTGTCCACTTACGAGGCCCATCCGCACGTGGACATCGCCGAGATGCCCGTCGGCGACCCCACCTGGCGGCAGTGGATGACCTTCCTGCGCCGGGCCAAAGAGCACGGCGGCCTCCGCACTCACTGATCCCGGCCATCGCCCGGCCCCGCAGACGCGGGGCCGGGCTCGCAGACCTCTTGGGAAACGACCACCACCATGGCCACAGTCATCGACCTGCTGTGTGGTGCAGGCGGCAGCAGCACCGGGCTCGTCGAAGCCGGGTACGAACTGATCCTCGGCATCAACCACTGGAAACTCGCCATCGAGACGCACGCCGCCAACCACCGCAACGCCGACCATGCCTGCATCGACATCTCCGGCTTCCCGATGCGCTACCTGCCCAACGCCGATGTCCTGTGGGCATCGGTCATCTGCACCGAGATCAGCCCCGCGGGCGGGCGGCGGCGCGAGACCAATCAGATGGACCTGCTCGGCCTGATCGACGAGGGCGAGGACTGGGAGGCCCTGACCAAGGACGCCTTCGAACGAACCCGGGTCACCGGCTGGTGCGTCGTACGGGCAGCCGAGGCCAAACGGTTCAAAGCCATCGTCGTCGAGAACGTTGTCGAATTCGGCCTCGACTGGATCTTGTTCCCGAAATGGCTCGAAGCCATGGAACTACTCGGCTACCAGTACCAAATCGTGTGCGTCAGCAGCGCCCACATCGGTGACGACGTCAACCTGCGCGCCCCGCAGTGGCGCGACCGGATGTACATCGTCTTCACGCTCAAGACCATGCGGAAGCCCGACCTGGAGCCCAGGCCGCTCGCGCCGTGCGTGGACTGTGGCGAGGACGTGCACGCCGTCCAGTCCTGGAACGTCGAAGGAATGCGGATCGGGAAATACCGGCGGGACTACATCTATCGCTGTCCCAACGCCCGCTGCCGCCACGCCATGGTCGAGCCGTACGTCCGCCCGGCCAGCGACATCATCAACTGGGACGACCTCGGGACCCGGATCGGTGACCGCAAGAAGCCACTCGCTGACACGACCATGGACCGTATTCGTGCGGGCCTCATCAAGTTTCCCTACCGTCCCAGCTCGATCACGCTCACCCACGGCAAGGACGGCGGAGACAGGGCGTACGCCGTCGAAGACCGGCCGCTGCCCACGCGCACGGCCAAGCAGGGCGACGCGCTCCTGGTGCCGACTGGCGGCTCGTGGAACACCGAAGCCGTCCCCGTCGACGTACCGCTGCGCACGCGCACCACTCGGGAAAGCGAAGCCCTGCTGACGGTGGACCCCTTCATCGTCGAGTTCCGCAATCACGCCACGGCCAGCCCCGCCAGCAACCCGCTCGCCGGGATCACAGCGAAGGGCAACCATCACGGCCTGGTCACCCATGCCGGCCGAGTGCCCGAGCAAGCCAGAAACACCCTCGTCGTGCCGTACCGCAAGGCTGCGGTGAAGACGGCCGCCGAACCCGTCCACACCCTCTCCACCCGCGACTCGGCCGCCCTGGTGCGCAGTGCCCCGGACATCAACGACTGCTATTTCCGGATGCTCAAGCCCCGCGAACAGCTCGAAGGGCAGCGGTTCCCCGCAAAGTACGTCGTCTACGGCAACCAGGCCGAGCAGACCATGCAGGCAGGCAACGCGGTCTCGGTGAACGTCGCCAGGTGGATAGGCAAGCGATTGGAGCCCATCCTGTGACCGGATCACGCCGTGCCCTGCCCGGCACCCACGTCACCGACCACGCCCCGTGCTGGGGCGATCCGGACTTCGCCGTAGCCGACAGCCGGTGGAAGACCGGCAAGGACCTGGTCGCCATCTGCGAACCCGTCCTGTACGTCTGCGGCGGCTGCCCCTTCCGGGCAGAGTGCATCCGGCAGGTCGGCCCTGCCAAGAACGAGTTCGACGGCGTGTGCGGCGGCCGGATCTGGCTCAACGGCGTGATCGTCCACGCCCTGCCGGACGCCGACCCCTCCGAGCTCCCACCGCCGGTCATCCGCAAGTCCTGCGGCACCGCCGCCGGGTCTCGGGCTCACCGGCGTGCCGTCGAGCAGCAGTGCCCCCAATGCGAGCCCTTCTACCAGCCCGGCCCCAACCCCCTGGACGCCGAGGACGGCGCGCAGCAACTCGAACTCCCCAACATCGCCTGAACCATCGAAGGAGAAACACTCCGTGCTTGAAGACCGATCGATGCGCGAACTCCTCGGCCCAGTCGCGGCCGCGGCGCTCATCGCTCAGCTCAACCCCGATCTGCCCGCCCAGCCGGATCAGGACGGCAGAGCGTGACCGGCCTGCTCGCCGTACTCATCCTCCTCGGCTGGCTCGCCGGAATCATCTTCCTGGCCGGTGTCTTCTCCTCACTGCTCGCCAACGAACCGTTGCTGGGCCTCGTCGCCCGACTGTGGCCCGTTGCGCTCGCCCTGTACCTCGCTGTCGTCGCCGTCTTCTGGCCCGCGGTTGTTGTCGCCAAGGTCGTCGATGCGCTGGTGAATCGGGAACGCCCATGAACCACATACGGACGGGCCGCATCTTCGCGGCCTGCCATCCGCAGGACACCGCTCGCATTCGCATCGTGCGTTACAAGGAAGGGGACGTGCGCGCCCTGGTCGCCGATGCTGCGACTGGCGCACGTCAACGCCTCATCCTCGCCTCCAGCCTGCACGCCGAGCCCTTCACTGCGTCGGGCAGCAAGCGCAGGAGCGGATATGCGCCTGAGGACACACCAGCGAACGACGCGTCGGCGGCAGCCGTGCAGCTGGCACAGCCCGCTGCCGAGACGACGGATTGGTTCGAGGGGATGCCAGGGCGCCGGTTCCGCGTGGCCATGCCCTCGCGCCTGCTGCTCTTGAACTCCAACCAGCGCCTTCACCACCATCGGCGGGCCGACATCACGAGAGTCCCACGGCGTGCGGCGTGGGCTGCTTCGAGGGGTGTTCCGCATCTGGAGCGCGTCCACATCATCGGCGTGCTGCACCCCGAGGATCAGCAGCGCAGAGACCCCGCCAACTGGTACCCGAGCTTCAAAGCGTGCGTCGACGGGCTCGTGGACCAGGGCGTTCTGGACGACGACGACCACACGAGGGTGCTAGGGCCGGACATGAGGCTCGGGCACATGGTCAGCGGTTCACGCCTCGTACTCCACATCCGGGAACTCGCAGACGCCGAAGCCGCCCCTGAGCTGCGGAAATAGCTCCTCTTTCGATCAAGAATATCCGCCCGAAATCTTGCAAACCCTCCTAGTGCATATAGAATAGAACCTACAAAGAGGGAAACCCCCTCCGTAACTCCGCCCGGCGGCCGGCACAGAGTGACCCGGCCGCCGGGCGGACCTACGCCAAGGAGTCCAAACGTGACACCGTTAGACCCCTGTCCGATCGCAGATCGCCAGGTCTGCCTGGCCACGCGCGACCTCGCGCGCGCCGTGCTGCGGCGGCTGAGTGTGACCGCGGCTGGGATCGAGCCGCGCATCAAGACCATCGTCGCCACTCGGGCCGACGACTTCATGGGCTACGACCTGTGGCGCCTGCATGGGAGCGACGGGCGGCTCCTTCTTCGGTTCGACCTGCTCAAGAACCCGGGCGCCGAGTGGGTCAAGCTCGCCGCCGACGTGTCGCTCCTCGCCCGGCTGGCCGACCTGCGAAACCACCCGCCCGGCTACTACTACGTCCACCCTCTGTCCGACCCCCGCGACGTCGCCATCCCTCTGCCCTCCAATCCGCGCGGCCTCGCTCCCCGCGCGATCGGACCGCTCCCGTGATCGCCACGGCCTCGGCCGCGGACTTCGCCCAGCTCTGACCCCTGCTCGTTCGCAACCAACGCCGCACCATTCCCCGAATGCACATAGAAAAGAAGCATTCGGGAACTCACGCCACCGGAGGCATCCATGCCCGCCCGTCCCTCGATTCCGGTCATCGACACACCGGAACACCACTTCGCCGCCATGCTCCTGGTCATCCTCACTCGGTCGCCCGACAACGCTGCCCTTCGCGCCGCCGCCAGCCTCGCGGACAACGCCGCAATCGCGTCCTGGGCGCTGCGTCCGGACCACCTCGTGGCGCTCACCGTCGAGCAGTACCGGCAGCTTCTCGACTACGCCGCCGCTCCCCAAGTCCTCGACCTGGCCCTGTACCTCGGCGGCGACAGACGGCAGCTCCGCACCCTCATGGACCAGATCGCCCGTGAGATCGCCGAACTACTCACCCACTACGCCCGGCCGAGCATGCAGGGATAACCGGCCGTCAACCAGCAACGCCACGAAGGAGAACAGTGATCAGCCCATCCCGCAACTGGTGGGTCATCTATCAAGAGCCCAACCCCGTCGAGATGACGATCCTCGCAGTTGAACCGGCGCCCGAGGGTGACGCCGCCCATGACAAGAAGCGCGCTCAGCTCCAGGAAGCCGGACAGCGCGCCTACGTCATCACCGCACCCGACGCGGACACCGCCAGCGACATCGCCTTTCGCGCCTGGGCGGAAGAACTCGTCGCCAGCCCGAAACGCCTGGCCGTCGCCGACGCGCACATCGCTGCCAACAACTCGACCTACTAGACCACTTGGAGATCGACATGCACTCCATCGCCTTGCAGATGCTCTGCGCGAGCGTGGTCAGCCGCTACGGCGTCCACCCGGATGCCGCCGAGAGCGCGCTGCTCGCCACCCTCGAACACTTCCATGCCGAATCCCACGATCCCGCCGTCGCCCGTACCGGGCGCACCTCCACCCAGTACCTCAACGAGGCCATGCAGTCTCCCCGCTTCGCGGCGATGCTCTCGGCCAGCGCCCTCATGGCCGACGGCCGTGAGGCTGACGCCCGCCTGAACTGGGAGGCGTACGTCCAGCGGGAGGTGTCGGCGGCCAGACAAGCCCACGAGGTCGTTCCGCCGAGCGCCCCCCTCGGCAACCCCGACGAGATCCACCGCATCGGTCGCCGACTTGGACTCCGCGATGAACAGACCGACCAGCTCATACGCCGCATCGTGCTGACCCTGGCCACCGGTTACCCGCACCGCTCGGCCCACCAGCGTCACCTGAGCCTCACTGACATCCTCACCCAGGTCACGTCTTCGGAGCTGACCCTCCTGCTCCGGCACACCGCCCTGTTGGCAGCCGGACGTACCGACGAGGCCGCCGCCGCGCTCCGTCGCATCCAGCGCGCAGCTCGCTGAGCCCACCGTGTGTCGGCCCGTACGAGCACGGGCCGACACACGGCACCCTGCCCAACTACTCCGACCCAGGAGAAGCATCATGAGCCAGCTCGACCTGTTCGCCGACATAGACGGCTCCGACGCGCCGCCGACGCCGCCTGCCCCCGCAACTCCGCCCCGCAGGTTTCTCGCCGACCTCCCGCCGGCGCCCGCCCCTGTCACCATTTCCGCGCAGCCGCGGACCACGCTCGCCACGGTCAAGCCCGCGCTCGGCCACTACCGCCCTCAGCAGAGGAACCCGCACGAGACCGCGTTCGACATCGCCGAGGCTGTCAGCTATGCCTGGAACCACGCCCATGGCGGGGCCGGAATCGAAGTCCCCATGGGCGTCGTAGCCACGCTCGCTCTGTGGCCACTGCGCGGCCCCGACGCCTACCTCGCTGCCGACTGGTGGCTCAGCCTCGATGACACCCAGCTCCTCACCGCGTTCCGCGAGTGCTGGGCACGTTGGTGGATCATGCGCCCCGACCTCATCGACCGGGCAACGCCCCTGCACAAGTGGGTTGACGATGAGGAACCCGGCCCGAAGCGCGCCCGAGCCGTGAGGGCGGTGGTCGAAGCCGCGCTCACCAGGGGACTGCTGCACCTGACCAGCAGCGAGGATCCCTACTTCCGATCGACCACGGACGTGATGGGCGCGCTGCTCGCCGTCATGCGCTCACAGGGTGCCCACGACGCTCTCGCGGAGTTCCACACCCCTCCGGAGGTCGCCGAACTGATGGCCCGGATGATGCTCGAAGACGTGCCGCTCAAGCCCGGAATGGCATTCGACGAACCCGCGGGCGGGACTGGCGGAATGTACCGCGCGGCCGTACAGGTCATGCGAGACAAGAGCATCGACCCCCACGACTTCGGATGGTCCCTGGCGGACATCGACGAACTCGCAGCGGCAGGAGCCGCCGTCAACGCGATCCTCTGGGACCTCGGACCGCACGTCCTGATCGCCTGCGGCGACACTCTCCACGAGGGCAACCTGACCGCGAAGGCGGCCCAGGAGGCTCGTGAGTCCCTGGAACGGCGAGACAGGCTGCACTCGCAGGCCGTCTTCCTTGCGGCGATCCAAAAGGTCGAGGCCCTGGTACGAGGCGTCGCCGCCTGACCAGGGCGGATATCCGCGAAATCTCTCACAGGTGATCTTGAACCCTCCCCTGAATGCATATAAAATAGAACCAATGGAAAGGGGGAGACATGGGAGAGCCGCCGTTCACCTTCCCGTACTGCCGCAGCCACGACATCCGATGCCAGGAGCCCGGCTGCGGTGCTTGCGCCTGCGACCACTGCTTCGAGTGCGGAGCCTGCCCCACCGAGGCATGCGAACACGACGCGTAGCAAGTAGCCAGCATCGGCCCCGTCAGGCGGCGGGGCCGATCGGCCGCCTAATCAGGACCTCCTCAACCCGCCACAGATGGAGAGCAGATGACCTACAAGAAGGGCGACCGCATCGCCCTCGTTCAGACCACCGACCCACACACCGAACTCAGGCCCGGCGACGAGGGGATCGTCCACCGGTTCGAGGCCGGTCTCTCCATCCTCTACGTGGACTGGGACAGCGGCTCCGCCCTCTCGATGCTCCTTGACGACGGCGACGAGGTGCGCCCCGCGTAGCCCTACCGGGTCCGCCCCGCCGTTCCATCAGCAGACCTCTTGGAGAAACACGCATGCTCATCACCGACGCCGCAGTCCGAGAGACAGCGGTCACCCTCGTCCAAAGCCTTGGGGAAGGTTGGGCGCTCGACGCCCAAGCACCCGCCGACGGCGCAGCCCATCTCATTCATGTCGACGGACGAGCCATCAGTTTCCGCCCCATCTTCGGCGGAGCCACCGTCCAGCTGTGGATCACCGGCAACACCGCACCCACACTGCCGGGCGGCGCCACCCTTACCGAACGGGCAGCCCACGAAGCCCACATGGCTGCACGCCTCCCTGGAGGGTACCGCTACAACAAGGCAGCAACCCTCGTCAGTGAAGAAGACGAAGACCCCGCCGTCATCATCCTGCGCACCCTCGAAGACCACCTTCTCCCGGCCTTCGAGTACAAGCCCCGCTACGTCGGCCACCAGCCATGGGTCGACCTCTTCGACAATGCCCTGGCTGCCGTGGCCGCCGAGCGCGGCGCCTCGCAGCCCTTCACTGAGCTCTGCGACGAAGTCGAGCCCGAGGCCGCCCTGGCCGGCACCACTTGACCGGTACACCTCGACCCAGGGGCGTGGCCACGCCGCGCCCCTTCCGGGGTGCCATGGGCAACGACGCCGGGGTTATCGCACGCCCGAAAATGGCGGTATCTCAGAGAGCGGCAGCAGTTGTCCTATACTGTGAGGTTTCGTCAAACAGGGGATTCATGAGGGGGAGACGTCATGGCAGTCCTGCTCTACTACCCGCGGGTGAACCCGCCCAGGGAGATCCTCCACAAGGCGCTGCTGTACTGGGACGGGATCGCGACCGTGGTACCGCATGATCCCGACGATTACGCAGCCGCAGTTCAGCCGGAGCTGACGCAACTGCGGGAGCAGGGCCTGTATACACCTTTGTTCTTCATGCGTCAGGTGATGGACGTGCTGAACTTCCCGCGCTGGGATTTCAACTCGCAAGTGTTGCTCGAGGAGATCCAGCGAATGGCCGAGAGCCCGGCCCGGCCGCGGCTGCCGTCACCGCCCGAGGCCTACCTCTATAGGTCGAAATTCAGTGAATGGGTGGAGATGGTACTCCTCCAGCACGGTCTGGCCGAACGTATTCCCGACGACAGTCGCTATGCGGTGCCGAAGGAGGTCCAGCACCTGGTCGTCAGTGTTCTCGCCCGTGAGTGGGGCACCCCCTTCCCGGCCTCCTACGTGCCCTACACCGACCGCTCGGACGCCTATGAGTGGGCCCTCCGCGCCCATGACGAACAGCGGCTACCCGCCTTCAGGGCAGAGCTCGGCCGTCTCCTCCCGGTCCCCGCCCCCGGCACGTCTACCGCCGATGTCCTTGTCTTTCGTGAGCGGTTCAACGACGAGCGGCAGCGCCTGATGCGGGCCCTGCACCGCCTGCTCACCGATCTCCGACGCGACTACGAACACCCGGCCGAAGTCATAGCCGAGCTGCGTCGCGAGATCGAGGCAGCGAGCAAGGACTACCAGGCAGCGGTCAGCAGTAGCAGGATGGCTTGGGTGCACCGCTCGGTGACGGCGACCGTGGCCCTCGCAGCCGCCGCCGCGAGCGCGGTGGAGCCCAACCTGACCTGGGCTCTGGGCCTTGTGGGTGGCTACACATTGAACGTGGCGACCCGCGAGATTCGGCCTCTGAAGGACGCCCGCAAAAAGCACGACTTCGCGTATCTGCACCGGGTCGAGACCGCCTTTTCGTAATCCGATGCCTCGGTGAGCCCGCGCCCACCAGCGCGTCCGGCAACTCACCGTGGAGCGAGGTGGAGCAACCGGATAGGCTGACAGGGCAACGTCTGGCCTGCGACAACGGCCACAGAGGCTCTGCCCCGGGTTCAGGGGCGGAGCCTCTGCGCGTTGGAAAGGGAATCCGCTGCGGACGGGTTCGGAGCCTTCTGCTGAGCTGGCGATTTTGGCTTTCCCGCCCGCCCTTCTGTCCTCAAGAGACCCGTTGAGGACGCGTTGGGGACGCAAGGATAGGAACAGACTGGCAAAGACGGGGAAGCGCCGACGCAGATCGCCCCCTCTGACCAGCAAAAACGCCAAGGATCGGCGTAGAAGTGCAAGGGCCGCCAAGATCCTCAAAGGACTCATAATCCGTCGGCCGTGGGTTCGAGTCCCACCCGCCCCACCAAGAAAATCGATCTGACCTGCGCAAACGCGGTTGGAGAGGCGAGTTGTGTGAGGCATTTGCCTCAGATCGGTGAGGCAAACGCGCGTCTGTGTGGCGCGGTCGATTTTCCGGCTCTCTTGTGACCTGGGGTTTTGGAGCGACACCTGGGTGAGATCCGTGGTTGATGCTCCCACGGCCCCGACGCCGGCCCACCTTGCCGGGGCGTCATTCGCGGCATGGTGTCCCATCAGTGCCCGCCCCGCCGAGGTCGAGGACCGCAAGGTTCCTGGTCACTGGGAGGGTGGCCTCGTGGTGGGCACACGGCTCTCGGCGGTCGCAACGCTCGTCGAGCGCACCAGCCGCTACACGACCATCGCTGCGCCGTCTGCGAGGGTGCCTGTGCCCTTGATATGGGCCGAGACACTGCCGACCGTTCCGGGGCGCCGTGCGGATTCAAGCTGGTCGGCCAGTTGCTTTGCCACTTCCGATGGGGGCGAGAACGCTTCGAGCAGGAGCCCGCTGTCGAAGAGCTGGCTTCTGGGCTCCCCGGCCTCGTGCATGGACACGGAGACGTGTGGAGTACCGACTGCAAGTTGGTGTCCGGCCAGGACGGTGTACGCGTTCAGCAGGTCGCGGAGACATGCAACGACCTTGTTCCCGGCTTGGCCGAACTGCCCCCAGGCCCAGCGTCCAACGGCAGAGGTGGCGATCACAGCGTTCCTGTTGGCCATAGGTCGGGAAGTCGATCAGATCCGCGGTCGGTGGTGTTCACGAGTCTTGGGTAATTGGGTCCTTGCCGTCGCGGAATGGAGGTGCTCCTGGCGAAGCTGGTCACGCTCCATATGTCGGAGGTCGGGCTGCTCCGAGAGGCAGCGGGACCATCTACGTGCTGGTGTACGCCATGAGCAGCGGCTGGAAGAAGCCTGTCTCCTGCGGCATTCGCCATCTGGGGTCCGCGAATCCCGCGTCGGTCACGAGGTCGGCCAGCCGTTCCCGGCCGAGGGCCCAGTAGGAGGTCCGGCGGACCTGGACGTGCCATTCTCCGCCGGTCGGCAGGAGTTGGAAGTGCTCCAGGTCGTAGTGCTCGCCGTCCTGGTGCCAGTGCCAGAGCTGGAAGGTGACGGTCCGTTCTTCACCGTCCGTGGGCCGGTGGACCTGCGGAGGCGTCGAGGCGGGTCGGTCGCGCAGCAGATCGTCGTAGGGGCGTGTGCTGATCAGCAGCAGACCGCCGGGACGCACCACGCGGCGCATCTCTGCCAGGGCGGCGTGGGTGTCCTGCTCGGTCAGAAGATGGGGAAGGGAGTTGTCGGCGCAGACGACGGCGTCGAACCGGGCGTCGGAAAATGGTAGGCGCCGCATGTCGGCGGCGGCCGCGCAGCGTCAACTTCCGACGGATGGCCTCTCGGGCGGCACGAGCGGCGGCGCGCGGGCTGAGGTCCGTCCCGGTGACGCGGTGCCCGTGCAGCGCGAGGCCGATGGCCTGCGTGCCGATACCGCAGGAGCAATCGAGCACCGAGGCACGGTCCTTACCCATGAGGGCGTCCAGGGTCTCACCCTGCCGACGCACGCTCGCGTCCCAGTCTGCGTAGATCAGGTGGTAGTCGTCGGCCAGTTCGTCGTAGAAGTGCGCCACCGAGGTATCGGGCATGGCCCGAGGCTACGGTGCCGGCTCCCCCTGAGGCACTGAAGTGCTGGTCACCTCATGCCCGCCTGAAGCCTTCGCTGACGGTGCTGCCGTCACTTCTCGCGAACATCCGCGAGTGCGGTGATCGCCCCAGTGAGTCGGAGGATGTCCTGTCTCTGTCGATCTGGTCCCTGTCTTAAGTGATCTGGTCCGATTGGCTCGCCGTATCAGATGATCTGGTTCGCCGCGAGTAGTGGAAAAGACGGTGGTCGAAGATCGTTCAAGCGGCAGACTGGCCCCATGACCGCATCGGATCCCAAGGCTGACCTTCACTTTTATCTGCAGTCCGCCCGTGATGCCTTGCTCTGGAAGCTCGAAGGGCTCTCGGAGTACGACATCCGCCGCCCGCTGACGCCGACCGGCACCAACCTTCTGGGCCTGGTGAAACACGTGGCCAGTGTGGAGCTGGGCTACCTCGGCGACACCTTCGGACGGCCGTCCGGCGAGCCGCTGCCCTGGCTCGAGGACGGTGCTGAGCCCAACGCGGATATGTGGGCCACCGCCGACGAGTCACGCGATCACATCGTGGAGCTTTACCGCCGGGCGTGGGCGCACGGGGACGCGACGATCGACGCGCTGGCTCTGGACACGATCGGCAAGGTCCCGTGGTGGCCCAACGGAAGGGACGAGGTGACGTTGCACCATGCCGTGGTGCGCGTGATCGCCGATACACACCGGCACGCCGGGCACGCGGACATCCTCCGGGAACTCATAGACGGGGCCGTGGGGATGAACCAGGGCAACGACAGCATGCCGCCGGGCGACTCAGCCTGGTGGGAGAACTATCGATCCCGGCTGGAGCGTGCAGCTCAGGAAGCCGATCGAGACGCGTAACTGCGGACCAGACCGAGTCGGCCGACTACCGGCATCGGTTCTCACAGGGATGTCGCTCGTTGGGGTCACGTCTTCCGCCTCCGGGACATGGGACCCCGCTGGGTGTTCCACCCTCGCAGTGCAGGGGCGAGGGCAGCGGGGAGGTGCTCGTGGGCGAGCCCGCGCAGGCGACACCTGCCTGGGAGTACGCGTCGGAGGCCCAGGTGGGGTTCGTCGGTGCCGACGGCGCCGCACGGCTCGGTCCACTGGCCCGTTACTGGGGCGAGCCGTTCGAACTGGCCTCGCCGACCCGGAAGTTCATCGCGTTCAAGGGGCAGAAGAACTTCACTGGTGACTATTGGGCGGCGACCACGCGTGACCTGGTGGGGTACGAGTCGTGGGTGGAGCGGGATGTCGCGATGGCCCTGGACTTCGATCCCGCCGTCATCGCTCTGGCCTCCCAGCCGTTCCGTCTGCTCTGGACGGATGGCGACCGGGATCGTGAACACACCCCGGACTACTTCGCCAGATTGTCCGACGGCACCGGCGTGGTGGTCGATGTCCGGCCCGAGAGCCTCGTCGATGAGGAGGCTGCCGAGGTCTTCGCGTTCACCGCGCGGGTCTGCGCGACGGTGGGGTGGCAGTTCCGGCTGGTCGGGATCAGCCGTTCCGGGCGAATCTGCGCTGGCTGGCGCGCTACCGCCATCCGCGCTGCCACCGGACGTCGGTGGCGGACGCGCTGCGGGAGGTGTTCGCCGAACCGCAGATGCTGTTCGCGGGGGCCGATCGGGTCGGAGACCGGATGGGGGTGCTCCCGGTGCTCTATCACCTGCTCTGGCGGCACGAACTGACTGCGGACCTGGTCGCGGGTCCACTCGGTGGCGGGACGATCGTCCGCCTGGCGGCGAGGGGGCGGTCATGAGGTCCGCGAGCCCGGGACGGCTGCGGCTGGGTGACCGGGTGACGTTCGAGAAACGTACGTACACGGTCGTCGGGCTGACCGGGATGCGTGTTCGCCTGTCCGATGTCCACGGCACGGGCATGCTCATCGATCAGGTCCATCTCCAGGCGGCCGAGGACTTCGCTGTCCTGGGCGCCGGCGAGCGGGCCGCTCTGGGCTCGGCCGCGCTACTGGACCACCTGCCTGAGAAGGTCGCGGAGCGTGCGCTGTGGTGGCAGCACCACTTGATCGAGATCCTGACCGGTCTGCCTCCGGATGCTCCGGCGGGGGCCGGGCCCCGGCCCGAATACGACCCGGCCTGCCGGTCGCTGGCGGAACGTGAGCGGGCGAAGGCGGCGGAGCTGACCGCGCTGGGTGAGGAGATCAGCGCGCGGACCGTGAAGCGAAAACGGCAGCGCTACGAGGCCGGCGGCATCGCCGCGGTGGTGGACCACCGCCTTGCCCCGCACGCTTCGCTGCTGGGCCGGGCTGATCCTCGCGTGGTGGCGGCGATTCGCCAGGCCATCGCGGAGAGTGTTCCGGCGTCCACCCGCACAATCGAGTACGCACGCTGGCGGACCGGACGGATCCTGGCCGCCGAGCACGGCGAGGGCCTGGTGGAGATGCCGTCTCGGGCCACGTTCTACCGGCTCTTCGGGAAGCTGTCCGGCGGTGTCCACGTGACCGGGTCGGCTCGCACCCGGCGGGCCCTGGCTGATCAGCCGGAGGGCCCGTTCCGTTATGAGCAGGTCGCGGCCCCGGGTGAGCTGATGCAGATCGATTCCACTCCGCTGGATGTGCTGGTGCAGCTCGATGAGGGGGTGCCCGGCCGGGTCGAGCTCTGCGGCCTGGTTGATGTCGCGACCCGCACCATCGCCGCCGCGGTCGTGCGGCCCACCACCAAGTCGGTGGACGCCTCGCTGCTGCTGGCCCGTGCTCTGACCCCGGAACCGATGCGGCCCGGCTGGTCGGACGCACTGAAGATGTCCCGTTCGGTTCTGCCGCACCGCAGGCTGCTGTCGCTGGACGAGCGCCTGGAGCACGCAGCGGCCCGGCCGGTGATCATCCCCGAGACCATCGTCTGCGACCGGGGCAAGGCGTTCATCTCGGAGAACTTCCGCTCCGCCTGCCGAACTCTGGAGATCATCTTCCAGCCTTGCCACCCCCGGTCGCCCGCGGAGAAACCCCACATCGAGCGGACGCTCGAATCGGTAGCCACACTGTTCTGCCAGTTCCTCCCCGGCTACTTGGGCCGCACGGCCGAGCATCGCGGACGGAACGTCGAGGCCGAGCCCCTGTGGTCAATGCTGGAGATCCAGGAATTTCTGGACGAATAGCTCATCTCCAAGTGGCAAAACAGGCACCACGACGGACTCAGGGACCCCGGCAGTCCCGGCCGCACCTTCACCCCGAACCACAAGTACGCCAGTCTCGTCGAGAGTGCCGGCTACGTCCCCCTGGCACTGACCGGGGACGACTACGTCGAACTGCTGCCTGCGACCTGGCAGGCCGTCAACTCCTACGGCGTCAAGATCAACCACCGCATCTACGACTGCGCGGAGCTGGGCCCCTTTCGGCGCCAGCCTTCCGGAGTCACCCGCAAGCGGAACCTGTGGGAGGTCCACCGCGACCCCTACGACGCCAACTGGATCTGGGTCCGCAACCACTGGGAGGGCGGCTGGATTCCGGTCCCGTGGAAGCACCTCGGCACCATCCCGCAGCCCTTCGGCGATCTGGCCTGGGATCACGCCGCAGCCGACCTGCGTCAGCAGGGCGAGAGCGACCCGACCGAGGAGCAGATCGCCCAGGCGGTCACGGAACTCCTGACCCGAGCCAGCCAGGGCCCCGGCGGCGACGGGAAGGCTCGGCCCTCCCGTCGCGACCGGCGGGTCGCCGCCCGGACCCGCGCCGCCGCCGAGAACCCCGGCCCGCGACCGCCCCAGCCCGAGACGACACCAGCCGGCACAGATGACCCGCCGCCCCACGATGACGAGGAGGGCGGCGACCAGGACGAACCGGTCGCGAAGGTCATCCCGCTCGGCGTTTTCGACCCCTTCAAGGAGGCTGACAAGCGATGGTGACCGCGACCGGCCCCGCCCCCGGCCAGCAGCCGGACCCGGGCCGGCACCACGGCTGGCGACGTGCCCTGGACCGGGAGGAACTGCACCGCTACCTCACCACCCTGGAAGGCTGGAGGGAGTTCGCCGTCCGGGATCCGGCCCCGCCCGACCTGCTGCCCGACCGTGTCCTGGACAGCCTGGATCCGGAGGAGCGGGAGGACTACGACGACGGCCGCATCGACTACCACACCCGGCTGACCGTGGCCGAGACCTCCACCTTGCGCACCGTCGTCCACACGGGCAGGCGCCTGACCCCCTCGAACAGGCCCTGCGACTGCACCACCACCGGCCCAAGACCCTGGAAGGGCTGGCCCACTACCTCCACGACCGCACCGGCGGGATGATCGGCTCCTTGTCCCACCTCATCCGCGGCGCGGCCATCGACGCCATCCTGGACGGCACCGAGAAGATCACCCGCAAGTCCCTGCAGAAGGTGAAGCTCGACCGCGCGGCACAGAACCGCAGAGCCCGACCGGCCTCATGAGCACAGGCGAGAACGACGATGGCCGGCTCCTCCGACTACTGCCGGTCCGCCCCCGCCCAAAAACCGGAGAAAGCACGGACTCCTACGTCCGCCGGCTGGCCCGAGCCAACCACCTCAAGCCCAGCTACCTCCGCGGATACCTCGTCGGCCCACCGGACTACGGACGCGGCAAACGCCCGCGAGCCGACCGGCTCGCAGCAGTCACCGGACGCCGGCAAGACGCGCTGGAACGGGCACTCTCCGATCTGGTGCGACAGAAGCGTCCGGAACCCGAGAAACCCAAGCGCAGCTTCACCAAGACCGCGGACAAGCCCGCGCTCTTCGCAGCGATCCGCAAGGACGCCCAAACCGAGCAACTGCCGGTCTCACATCTGGCGAGGCGTCACCGCGTCAGCCACGCCACGGTCCGGCAGGCCCTGAAGTCACCAACGCCGCCGCCCCGCAAGAAACGGCCCCCCATCGTGGGCCCTGCCAAGGAACGAGTCGGCCCCACCATCGACGCCATCCTCGACGAATACGCCACTACGCACGCCGGCCAGCTCCCCACCGTGAGAGAGGTCTGGGAGACGCTGCTGGACGACCACGACATCACCGTCTCCTATGGAACAGTCCACCGCTACATGTCCAGCCACCCGCTCAAGAACCCGGACACGTTGATCAGCCACGCTGAACCCACCACAGGAAACCACCTCGTCTCGGCCCAACAGACCTTCCACGCGACCGCGTTCAAGCAGTACCGGGCGCTGCTGACCGCAATCCGCCGCGAACCTGCCCGGAACGGCCTCGACGGCACCTTCGCCACGGCCACCGCCTTCGTCCTCGGCCTGGACGCCGGAAGCAACTGGCACATGCTCGCCGGCTTCCAGGAATGGCTCGTCGTCCGCCACGGCACAGGACACAACCTGACCTGGCCGATCCTCGTCCGTCACCTCGCCCCTGGAGGATGGGTCCACCCCCTCACGCAGCCGACCGACATCGCAGCCGTGACCACACTCCACCAACTCCTCAGCGAGTTCTTCGACGCGCGAGAACAGCCGGACGGCCTGGGAAGGATCTTCAAGAGCTACCAGTCGTGGCTGACGACCCAGGCGTGGTATCAGTTCGAAACAGCAGAGCCGGACCAGATCGGCTGAGACAGCCTCCGGTATCCACCCGTCCGGGACCACATCACCCGAGAATCCCGGCATCTCCACGTCTCACCTGAACTGGTCGCCGCACGTCAGCGGCCCGCCCCTGAACCAGATCCTTTGAGACGGGACAGAGGAGTACGCGCTTCTACGCGTACACCTCAAGCTGCTCCAGCCGCATGACTTCACGTTCGCACGTGAAGCGGTCCCCGCTCCGCGTGCAGCGCAGATGCCCTTATGCCGTTCCGCTTCTTGACGCGCAGTGATCTATGGTGGAGGTGGGGCTCTGGGGGAAGCACCGCTCCGGAGAAAAGCCTGAAGTGCATGCGGTGCGGTTTCGCGACCGGGGGCGGGCACATGGAGGTCGACGCGAGCGGAATCGGCTCGGCCACGCTGCTGAGCGGAGCCCGCATACCTTGTGGTGAGCTGGCCGCCGGCTTGGCGCTGCGGATGGTGCGCGAGCAGCACAGCGTCATCCACCGCTGCGCCTCTTCACCCGAACTGCTCAGCTGCTGGGGAGCCTTGTCATGACGAAGGACGTCATCGCCCTGACCAAGCAGTTGCCGGACCCGCGGACCATCGCGGCTGCTCTGTTGTCGGGAGGACCTGACCTGCGGTTGCAGACCCTGGGCGAGGGTGCTGTGGTGCAGTTGGCCGATGACGAGGCGCGTCCGCTGGTATCCATCGAGTCCCCGATGCTGCTGGCTGTGCCGTACGAAGGTTGGGCGGCGTGGTGTGGCCGCCGGAGGCTGCGGAGGAGGGGATCGGTGTCGTCGACACCTACGGCGCCCAGACCCCTCCCGCGCCTCACCCCGAACAGCCCGCGGTGGATGTCTTGACCGACACCGCGGCCGTCCTTTTTCAGGACCGTCCGGTTCTCGCGTTGTCCTCGTGGCTGGGGAATGCGCTGCTGTCCGCTGTGGCGGAGGAGCGCCATGTGCAGATCGTCACCCCGCCTCATACGCTGCTGACGCTCCCCGCCCGCCTCGCGCTGGCGGAAGTTGAGGGGCGTTGGGTGGTGCGGGAGGAGAGCGGGGGCTACTACGACGGTCTGACCGGGGCGGTGCTGCGCTGGCAGGGCGATTCCTTCGCCCCTGTCCCGGACAGCTCGCGGGAGACCGGTGGAACCGGCACGGCGGCGGCTTTCGCTCCGGTGCCCAACCCGGATGAGCGTCAGCTGCTGCTGTCCGTCCGTACCTGCCACCGGGCCGATGAACACCTTTTGCTCGGCGGGTCGTTGGAGGCCGCCTGGCAGCACCTGACCGGGGCCGCTCCGGCCGCCTGGGGCACGGCCGAGCCGGCCGGACTGCCGTGGTCCCGACGCAATCTCACCGACTTCGCGCGGGAACGCGCTCCGCGGCCGACCAGACTGGTGGTTGTCGGCGCGCCCGGGCGCCCGGCTGTCGCCGCCCTGAACATCCTGCGCACCGCGGACGGCGTGGAAGAGGACATCAACCTCGGGGTCGGCTACGGCAAGGGCGAGGAGCCGCCGTTTGACGCGCTCGCTGACCTCGCGCATGACCTGGCTTCCCATCACCATCTGCGTTCGGCCCTGTTCCATGTGCGGACTGGGCGGCGGGATGTGAACGCTCCGGCGAGCTTCGAGACGCCGCCCATCCCGCTGGCCCTGGCGCTCGGCGCGGAGGAAGCCCGAAGGACCGGTGCCCGAGGTGAGAAGGTGCCGATTTCCCGGCCGCCGCGGGCCATCGGAGCGCGCCGCAGTCCAGGCAGGTACTTCTATTTGGGAGAGGCCGACTCCCCGTCCAACTGGGCAGCCCTGCGTTCCCTCTTGGGGCATCTGCGCGGCCAGGACGCATAGCGCGAAGGACTTTCTACCGCAGAGATCAGTGGCTTGAGGCGGAGCACGTTCGACCCGGCGTGCTCCGGAGAGTAATCGGGGGGGATCATGACGAAATGGAACATCGATCCGGCGGGCGTGGGCCGCATTGTCGGTGAAGCCGGACGCACCGCCGGGCATTTCGAGGGGGAGCTCAAATCCATCAGCTCTCATCTGGAGAGCGCGATGAAAGCGGCCGGGACATTGGACTTCGGGGGCGAGAGCGAGACGCCTGAGGTCGGCCTGGTGGGCATGACGCTGGGGCAGTACGCCACGGCCCAGCAGTCGGACCTCGCTTTCATCGTGGCCCGCGCTGACAAGTCGCTGCAAGGTGCGGTGGATGCGACGGAGGAGTACAACAAGGGGGCTTTGGACATGGCGGCCAACGCGCAGGACGAGGCACTCAAAGCGCCCTTCATCGATCTGGATGGCCCGGGGGAGAAGGGCGCCAAGTGA